GTAGTTACTATTATTGATGGTCCTGAGAATCCTGTAGGTATTGCTAAAGAACTAAAAGCTTATGCACTAGAACGTGGTGAGATAATACAGCAGGATAAGTATAACAAGGTGTATATTCCTAATGATCCTAGTGAGATAACTATGGTTGTGTTGGATCATATTGGCCTACTCAAGACTACTAGAGATCAACCAACGAAGAAACAAGCTATTGATAAAATGAGCGATGAGCTCAGGTATGCACGTGACTTCTATGGTCATTCACCAGTGGTTGTTAGTCAGTTCAATCGATCTATATCTAATCCTATCAGGATAAAGAATGGTGATGTTGAGCCACAACTAGAAGACTTTGCTGATAGTTCTACCACACAAAACGATTCAGATGTATGTATGGCCTTGTTTGACCCTATGCGTTATAATGTAGATGATCCATCAGGATATGACACTAACAAGCTTAGAGATGAATACGGTGGTAAGTACTTCAGGAGTCTTAGACTTATTAAGAATAGCTATGGTGAAGATGATATCAGGATTGGTCTTGCATTCCTTGGCCAGATAGGCATGTTCAAAGAACTACCAAAACGTAGAAACATAACAGAGGCAGATTATGCTTCAGTAATTAACAAATCATTTTTTATATCATGACAGAACCATTGCAATTATTAGAAGAGAGACTTGCTGAAATTAGAATAATGCTAGACACAGCAAAAAAGAACGATTGTTCTCAAGAAGAACTAACTACCTTACATAATAAGTATTACGTGTGTACAGAGACAATTAGAAGATTTGTAAACAAAAGGAGAGTTATATGACACTAAGAGACAAGAGACAAAAAGAGTTTGCTGACGTATGGCTAAATCATGGAAAGTTTGGTATTCTAAACTTATGTCCTAGATTTGGTAAGATTAGAACAACGATTAGTATTCTTAATAGAATGGAAAGCAATTGTAATATATTGATTGCATATCCTGACAATAAAATCAAACAGTCTTGGATAGAAGAGTTTGAAGAGATGAGTTATGTGAATGATAACATAACTTATACTACACACAGATCTTTACACAAGCAGTCAGGTACAGAGTTTGACATTGTTGTTATTGATGAGATACATTTACTATCAGAGGCCCAGATAGGTGTTTGTGTAGATTTATTCTCTCAGAATGATAACATACTTGGTCTAACAGGTACATTATCTAAGTGGACTAAGAGAACACTTAAAGAAGAGCTTGGTATATCAGTGATTGCTAACTACCCAATAAACAAAGCTATTGATGAAGGTGTTATAGCTGACTACCAGATAAATGTAATCAAGGTGCCTTTAGACAACACTACTCGCAATGAGTATGGTAAGAAGAAGATCAAGAAGACAGAGCTTCAACAGTTTAAATACCTTAGTGGTGTTATAAACAAGATGATGTACTCTGGTGGCAATAGTATGTTTATGCGTCTAGCACGTATGAGACTTATACAAAGCAGCTTAGCTAAGAAGCAAAAGACTAAACAGATTCTTAATAACAATAAGGATCAGAGAATACTAGTGTTTTGTGGTGTAACAGCAATAGCTGATAGTCTTGGTATACCCTCTTATCACAGCAAGTCTAAGGACAAAGATGCACTTAAAAACTTCGCAGAAGGAAAAGGTACACACATGGCTGTTGTAAAGATAGGTAACACAGGAGTTACATACAAACCACTAAACAAGGTGATCATTAATTACTTTGATAGTAATGGTGAAAACCTAGCACAGAAGATTAATAGATGTATGGCTATGGAATATGATACTCCAGACAAGAAAGCACAGATATATATTATATCTTCTAATGAAAAGGTTGAAGAGAAATGGCTTAATAAAGCTCTTGAGTTCTTTGACAAAAGTAAGATTAAATACGTATAAATTTCGTATATTTGCACACCTAATATTAATAAATAAATACATAAAAATGAGTTCAAAATTAATTGGAATTGTTGGTGAAACAGGGACAGGTAAATCAACAGCAGTGAAGCACTTAAACCCTGAAGAAACCTACATTATTAACGTTGCAAAGAAAGAGCTACCCTTCAAAGGTTCTCAGAAACTTTACAACACAGAAAACAAAAATTACAAAGAGATTGATGATCCAACGGACATTACAAGATTGCTTAAAACTATCTCGGAGAAAGCCCCACACATTAAAACTATTGTCATAGAGGACAGTAATTATCTAATGGGCTTCAGAATGGTAGAGAAAGCAATGGAAACTGGCTTTACAAAGTTTAGTGTAATGGCTAAGGATATGGTTGATTTATTTAGATCAGCTAGAGCACTACGTGATGATTTAGTTATCTTTTATTTCTCTCACCCTGAAACTATAGAAGACAGCGGAGAGATTATAGGATACAAAATTAAGACAGCAGGTAAACTTATTGACAATCAAGTGTTGTTAGAAGGTTTACTAACTGTATGTTTATACACACATGTAGAGGAAACTAAGAGTGGAGCTACGTACGAATTCCTAACAAATAGATTTCGTAAGAAGCCTGCAAAGAGTCCAGATGGTATGTTTGAATCAACAAGGATACCAAACAACTTACAGATGGTAAGAGATAGTATAGTAGAGTATTATAATTAATAAATAAATAACAATTAAAATTAAAATTTATGAGTACAATTGGAGGAGTAAAAAGAGAATCCGCAGGAGGTGGAGAAAACACTAACTTTCCTAAAAAGGTTGGTATATTTGAGGCAGACATTGTAGCTATTAATCCCACAATAGAGGAGTATAGTACAGTGCTTGGAATGGATTTAAAACCAGAAAGTAAAGCTACAGACTATTTAGGAGAAACCAGAGATGGTAATTCATACCTGCGTGTAGATGTTTGGTTGAAACAAGTTAAAACTGAGAATCTATTTAAAAGTAGTTTCTTTCTAGAAGATAGAGAGCGTGAGAACAGAGACCAAACAAAGAAACAATATATCAACAGTGTAGGTATGACAGCTTGGGCTGCTGATGAGAATGATTTGTGGGATTGGTTCACTGAAGGACGTGATCATCGTGTAGCCTATATTGGTGAAGAAGAATTATATGATTTCATGAGAACATGGTTAGGTCAATTGAACTATCGTCATGCAACTACAGTTCTACAGTTAGACTGGAAGAAACTTATGCGTGGTAATATTGGTGATCTTAAAAGTGAAATTAATGGTGAATGGTGTAACACTGTTGTAGCGCTAGCAACTGTTGTTGTTAAGGAGCGTGATGGTGAGACTAAAGAGTATCAGGGTATCTATAACAAAGGGTTCTTGAGTGGTTATACTATGAAGCAATTCAGACTAGTAGACTATACAGATAAGAGAATACTAGATAGTTTGAGATCTAGAAAACCTCGTGACCTTAAACCACATGAACGTTTTGCAGTTCGTGTAAGTGGTGAATATGGATGTAAAGACTACTATATTCTTAAAGAAATAGAAGAGTATAACCCTGGTGATAATCTTGTCGCCTCTGATAATTATATATCAGATGATGGGTCAGACTACTAACTAATAAATATATATAAACTAGGGCCCTCTTCAGAAATGTTGAGGGCTTTTTAATTTTAAGAAGAATGATTAAAGGAATAAAAAAAGTATTTCTTACTAAAGAGCTTATTCTTTCTAAAATATCTTCGTATGACATCTTTAGGTTTTACATGCCAAATAAAAATTGGGAAATAGATGTAGTAACTCTCTCTCCATTTAGAGATGAGAAACATCCATCGTTTGTTATTGGTCCCAAGGGTGAAGGAGGAGTGTTAATATTTATTGATTTTGCTGATACTAGCTTAAAAGGTGATGCCTTTAAGTTTGTAGAGAAGCTATACAACATGAAAAACATGTTTGAGGTGTATAGTAAAATTGATAGAGATTTTGACTTAGGGTTCACTACAGGTACAACTACAAAGAAGTACGAGAAGATTATTAGAAAATATAATAAGCCTGAAATAGTAAAGAAAGATTATTCTTTTATACAAGTTAAGACCAGAAAGTTTACCACAGAAGAACTTGCATATTGGAATAATTATTATCAGGACATTGATGATCTGAAAGCAAATAATATATTTTCAGTGGCAGAAGTATATCTAAACAAGAAGCGTATTGTTCTAGGGAATAATGAGCTAAGGTTTGGTTATCTGTATGATGGTAAATGGAAAATCTATAGACCTCTATCTGATAGAAGATGGAAGTGGATGCCTAACAATGTACCAATTACAGCAATGGATGGTTTGGATGATATTAAAGATTGCCATACAGCTTTTATAACTAAAAGCAAGAAAGACTATATGGTGATGAAAAAGATATTTCCAACTGTATGTGCTGTACAGAACGAAGGTGCAGGATGTTTCTCTGATGAGAATATAGAGTATATTAAATCAAACTCTGAGAAACAGATACTATCTTTTGATTCAGATGAAGTGGGTGTAAAGAACAGTACTAGCATAACTAACAAGTTTGGTTTTGAGTATTGTAATGTACCTAAGAAGTATCTGAAAGATGGTATAAATGATTGGGCAGACCTAGCTAAGGTTCATGGCCTTAAAGTAATAGAAGAATATTTAATAAATAAACAAATTTTAAAATGATGAAATCAACAATTGAAAATCTGGACAAAATGTTAATCGCTCCAGTACCGAAGGAAACAAAAACGTACAAGCCTGTAAGTCACAAACAACTTATAGACTTAACACTTGAGAGCATACACCAGTCAGGTTATAGCTTAGTGAGTCAAGAATACTCTACTGCAAGAGATGGTAATGTAGCAAATGGACGCTACACTATAGGTAATGTTGCAGACAGTGAGATGAAATTACAAATTGGATGGCAGAACAGCTATGACAAAAGTCTATCACTTAAATTTGCTCTTGGAACTAGTATTATTATTTGTTCTAATGGTATGGTGAAAGGTGATCACGGTGCATTTAGAAAGAAGCACCAGGGAGACATACAAAGCTTTACCCCAGCAGCTGTATCAGAATACATAAAAGGTGGAGGTGATGCTTTTCGTAATTTACAGAATGAACGTGATCAGTTCAAAAATATAGAAGTAGATGGTCAAGCGCAAGCAGAGTTATTAGGTAGAATGTTTCTCAAAGAAGATATAATTACATCTACACAGCTAAATATAATTAAGAGGGAGATCAAAAGTCCAACTCATGATTATGGAGCTGCAGATAGTATGTGGGAACTTTACAATCATGTTACATTTGCAATGAAGCAAGCTCATCCATCAACTTGGATGCAAGATCATATAAATGTGCATGATTTCTTTAACAATTATGATAAGCCTTCTGCTAGTCCTATTATAATTGATGCTGAAGTGAGTGATAATCAATTATTAATGTTTTAATCATGAAGCTTTCAAAATACTTAGAGACGTTGCAACTACTTGTTAAGAACAATCCTGTAGTTGCAGATTATGAATGTGTATACGGTATAGATGATGAAGGAAACTCTTTTGGAAGAGTAGTCTTTACACCTACAGTAATGAAAGTAGATTCTTTAGAGAATCGAGATATTAAAGTAGAAGAAGTTAACACTGCAGAGGATGGTAATGTTGTCTGTATAAATTAAATAAATAAATGGATTGGAATAATTTTAAATCAATGTTTCACCCATCGTGGCATGATAAAATGAAACCATTTATAGAGAGTAATGAATGTGATGAGATATATGCATTCTTAAAAAAGGAGAGTAAGAGGGGCAAGCAAATTGCTCCTCTCTCATCTAATGTCTATAGATGTTTTAAAGAAACGCCACTTGATGAAGTGAAAGCAGTAATTATAGGGATGTGTCCATATCATACGTTTAAGAACAATCTACCAGTAGCAGACGGTCTACTGATGGGTTGCTCTATAACAGGATATGTACAACCATCTCTAAGTAATGTTTATAAAGCTCTAGAAACTGAGTTCCATAGAGGACTTAATTTGAGCTATGACGCAACACCTGATGTATCTTATTTGGCACATCAAGGTATACTGATGCTTAATGTAGCACTCACCACAGAGAAAAATAAAGCAGGTAGTCACATAGCACTATGGGAACCCTTCACAAAGTATTTGTTTGAAGAAGTTCTTAATACGCTAGGTGTACCTTATCTTTTTCTAGGTAAAGATGCTGCAAGATATAAAAAGTATACAGGAATATTTTCACATGTTTTCACTGTAAGCCATCCAGCAAGTGCTTCTTACAAAGGAGTTGACTGGGACAGTGAAGATGTGTTTACAAAAATAGATACATTAATTTATGAAAATAACGGATATAGCATCAGCTGGCTAAAAGATGAAGAAGATCCATTTTAAAACTAAATATTATGAAAGTAGAATATTGGAACACACCTTATCAGGGTGCTACAAGTGAACTAGTCAGAACAGAAGATTGGCCTGACACAGATGAATCTTTTGCAAAGTATTATGACTTAAACAATCAATTAAAATATTGTAATGGTAGTCATTATAAGTTTGTAAGTGATGAAGTAAGAAGAAGATATAGTGATGAATTCTTTGATAAATACCACACAATAGAAAATTACTACAAAGGTGGAGTAGTAGATTAATAATTAAAAAACAGAAAAATGCGAGGAACATTAACAGAAGATGCTGGTATATTAGAGCCAGGAGATGAAATAGTTACTAACCAAGGCTCAGAGATGAGATGTTATATAGTGGAAGAAGTTCCACGAGTTAGTAAACTAAAAACATGGCATAACGGTAAAACACGATACATAGCTGTAAAGTGTAGATCTGCTGTAGTCATGAAGACAACTACAGGTATTAATCATTACACTAAACAACCTTGGACTAACACTTACAAGGATTATGAGTTTAGAATACCTAATGAAGAAGATCCAATAGTAAAAGTGGATTTAAACTGTAAACAAATATATATAATAAATAAATTTAATTATGATGGATAAAGAAGTAAATAGGCCCATTAAAATGGAAGATCTCCAGGTGGGAGATGAAGTAATTGTACGAGGTATAGACCTTAACTACATGCAAATTGTAAGACCACCAAAACAGAAACAATACAAAGATTATACTGGAGCACCTTACAGATTGGGATGGACATCATCTGTGTGCAATAGAATCAATAGCAAGTTTGGAGTTAAGCATGCAGATGATAAAGAAAAGGTAAGGTTTGATTTTCATTGGAAATCAATCTGGTTAGTAAAAAGAGAACAAGAATTAATAAATAAATAAATAGTAAAATGCGATTAGAAAAACAAAAACAAGCAAATGTTCTATACTCAGGAGATAAAAACGAGAGTATAGGAATGTCATTAGACATGGATTCTGCACAAGTGTTGATGCAGATGTTAAGTAAGAATCTTTATTCAGATGCTGTAGGATCTGCAGTGAGAGAATGTGCTAGTAATGCACTTGATAGTCATAGGCGTGCTGGAGTTAATAAACCTATAATTGTATCGTTGGTGCAGAATAAATCTAATAACTGGGAGTTCTCTGTTGAGGATTTTGGTACAGGTTTAGATCATCATGATGTACAGAACATTATCAGTAAGTATGGTAAATCTACCAAACGTAATAGTAATACAGAACTTGGTATGATGGGTCTTGGTTTCAAGGCTCCTCTAGCTTATGCTAGTAGTTTCTATTTTACATGTAGAAAAGATGGTATGGAACGTAAGTACATGATGTATGAAGGTGAGGAAACAAACACTATTGATTTAATTAATGAAACTCCTACAACAGAGTGCAATGGTGTAAAAGTTACTGTACCAGTTAGATGGGGTGATAAGTATGACTTTCGTAATAAAATTAAACAGCAACTTGCATACTTCGAGGATGTATATTTTAATGTAGATGATATTGATAATGAATTCACTATTCATAGATCTAAGTTGTTTCAGTTTTCCGAATTATCTGAGGATAAAAAACTACATATATGTCTTGATAATGTATACTATCCTCTTGATTTTGATAAAATGGGAATGGAGTCTATAAATATTCCTATTGGACTAAGATTTAGTCTTACTGATGGTATATTCCCAACACCTAACAGAGAGTCTCTTATATACACTAAAGAAACTAAGAAAACTATAAAGTCTAAGTTAACTGAATTTGCTAATTATTGTGTAGAGAAATATAATGAAGGTGTTTCAGAAAATAGTGAAGATGTAGTATCTTATTTAGATTATTACTATAATAAGACAAGAATCTGGAATGTACTTGGGACTAAATTTGATCTAAATAGTCTAAATTCTTTTATTACAATACCTTTTGCTAAGCCAAAACTTGAAGGAGTAGATAATTTTGATATTACTAAGTTTGCTAATCATGAATATGGATATTTTACAGGAGAATATCGTGTTGCTTATAGATATGAAAATGATAGAATGTATAAGGTAGATGATAACAGTTGGCACAGTAATGTAAAATGGGACAGTCTGGAAAAGTATCCATATCTTATAGAAACTGCTATGAAAGGACATAAGAAAAGTTATCTTAGAGAAATTTGTGGTGAAAGAGTAGATAATAAAGGCCAGAAGATTAGAAGAACTTACTTTGTACGTAAAACAAAGCCATATTCACTTATGAAAAATGGTCATGCAACAAGAGATTGTTACTATACAATTCTAAATCTAAATCTTTATGATAAGAGTATGTGGAGAACTATAATTAAGGAGTTTCAATATATTCAATCATTATTGTTTAAACATATGGTAGGTATAAATACAATTGAGATTCCTGAACAATGGTTGCTGGATAAAAAAGCTCAGACTTCATCTAAGAGAAAGAGTACAATGGACTCTAAAGGTGTAAAAGTTGAAGGAGATTTTAACTGTAAAGTTGCTGAAGACTTACTTAGAGAAAATGGTGGTAGAAACTGTAAGTTTGTTTCAGGTCGTATAAATATTGACACTGTAGAAAAAGGTGGAGATACCTTTGTCTATACTTCTCACGATGAATATATGAAGTTAGATGATTTGTATCATGATACTAAGTTCTTACCAATTAAATATATTACATTTTCAAATCGTGAAATGGAATCTTTAGAAAAGTCTCCTAGCGTGGATAATTTGGTTAAATATGAAGATTTCATAGCAGGACATAGTCTATTTATTAGATTTGTAACTGCAATGTATTGTAATATTAATGTAAAGAAATGGGAGTATATATATAGAGCTAAAACAAAGATAAATTTAATTAAATCTAAGCTTACTGATAAGCTTATAGAAATTGAACTTTATAGAGACAAGAATATTGGCAGCTGTAGATATAACTATTTTGATAAAACTAAACATTTTCTAGACAATGCTAAAGAACAGAAACTGTTTAATGATAAGATGAAAGATATGGTTGATGATATGGATAAATTTATCGAAGATAATATTTATGTAGCTACATTATCAAGAGCTATTGCATATGGAGGAACTAATAACAATGAATTAATAGATTGTATGGCTCAGTTATTTAGATGTAATGGAGTTGGTTATAATGCAAGTTATGTATTTCTAAAAGATAAAGTAAAAGAAGAAGATGAGTAGTAGTAGTAGGGGAGATTATTTGTTAGTCTCCCTTATTTTTCGTATATTAATTAATAAATAAAAACAATTAAAAATGAGTAAATTTCTAAGTTTAGAATGGTTCAAGAACAGAGTGGATCATTCAATTGAAAAAGTTATCGAGAAGAAACTTGATAAACTAGTTGAAGAGGTAGACAACGATGGTTCTCCTCAAACAAAACCATACAACAGCATTAAGCTAGTAAATGATGTACTAACTATTGTGCTGTCTGATGGTTCTATAATATCTAAGGTGAATGCCACTGAAGATGATTATCATGCTGCAGAGTCAGCTGCTACTATTGGAGAACTATATGTAATTGTTAGTGATCCTAATGTTGTTTCTGAGATTGCAGAGAGAGATAGATCAGAAAGAAGACTAAAGGCTCTTAGAAAGGGTCTTGCTACTTTAGAAGAGAGTGGTGAGTTTGTACTTGATGGAGATTCAGTATATTTTAAAGGTATATCTAGATCTCTACCGCAGCTATTAGTTGAAGAACTAATTAATGAGGTGAGTCGTGCTGAAGCTTTAGGTATTCCATTAAATGATTATGATGGATATCAGTCTCTTAAACGTTTCTTTATGTGGTGTGCACTTAATCCAAGAGCTGAGGTGGCACATGAGTTATACAGATTCTTGAAAGAGAATAGTTTCCGTATTACTAAGCAAGGGTTCTTTGTAGCACTTCGTAATGTTGTTACACTACATGGATCTCCAGAGCTTGTACACTTTATATCTAATACATATAATAAAGTGAAAGCTGTGTGGAAGAAGAGTCCAGATGACTACACTGTATTCTTACAAGATGGTGAGTACAAGATTGTACACGCAGATAAATTGTATAATGAAGAAACACACACTAGTACTGTTTGTCCAGATTGTGATGGTGAAGGTGGTTATCATGATGAAGGTGATTCTTATGATGACGAAGATGAGTGGAATGAAGGAGAGTGGATAGAATGTGACACATGCGATGGTACAGGTGAAGTTGAAGAGTATGAATATACTGTCACTCACAAGATAGATCATGGAGAAGAGATAGGTAAACTTACAGCTCTATACTTAGATCTACCTAACAGACATGAGAATCGTTTTACAGATGATTGGACTAAAACATTTGACATACGTATTGGTAAAGTGGTGAACATGCCACAAGAAGATTGTAACTGGTCAACACAAGATTGTGCTGCAGCTGGTTTACATTTTACTTCTGACCAGATACATTATGTAGGATGTGGTGATCAATCTGTTCTCGTTCTTATCAATCCTATGAAAGTGGTTGGTATTGGTGCACATAAAGGTAGATGCTTTGAGTATTTACCAATTATGACTGTACCAAGAGAAGAAGCTACAGAAATACTTCATGACAATCAGTTTGATACTCTTCAATTGGATGAAGTGTATGCTGTACGTGAACTTGATGACTTGCAAGCTAAAGTGAAAGAAGGTTTTGCTAAGGAGTCTAATAAGTATGAGTTTAGCTTACCAAATATATCTTCTATAGATGTACGTAATATTGTTGGAAGTCTTGAAGAGATGAAGGCTGAGATTACTGCAAGAGTTAGGATGGTAGATTAATAAATTAGGGGATAACATTTATTTGAATTATATTTGTTATCCCTTTAATTTTAAAATTATGGCAAAGAAACCAAAGAAACCGAGAGTACCTCGCACTAGAAATGCTGGAACAATGACAGAATCAGCATTTTGGTCTATGATTAGAAGTGCACTAAGACAAAAGAGTAGATGGTGGAAACCAATTTCTGAATGTAAAACTCTTGCAAGAAGAGCTTATAAAGGAAAGAATAAAAGACAGAAGTGGGAGTATCAATGCAATAAGTGTAAAAGTTGGTTTAAAAGTGATCAAGTTAATGTTGATCATATTGAACCTGCAGGTAGCTTAAATTGCTCAAATGATCTTCCACCTTTTGTAGACACTCTATTCTGTGAACAGGAAAACTTACAGGTACTTTGTAAAACATGTCATGATGAGAAAACACAATTGGAACGCAAATTAAAACAATTTAAAAAATAATGAGCGTACAAGAATGGAATTGGATGAATCAATTAAAAAACAAAGAAATGAAACAGTTTAGAACACCTGGCCATTATGAGAATGGTCAAAAGTATGATATTATAGACGTATGTAATGATTACTCTCTTAATTTTAACAGGGGTAACATTGTAAAATATATAGCTAGAGCAGGTAATAAAGGTATTGAGATAGACGATTTATATAAAGCTTTAGATTATTTACAGAGAGAAATTGAATGTGTTAAATCTATAGGAGAGGAGCGTTATGATAAAAGGAGTTAAATCAGAAACTATTCAAGAAGTTGATATAGTTGTAAAGGAAGTTAAGAATTGCCCTCTTAAATATGACAACACAGAAAGAGTATTGATAATAGATGCTGACAGTATTATGTATTTTGCTACACACTTTCCTGAAGACTCTCTAATGGAGTTTCCAACAGAGGAAGAAAGAATAGAAGAGGCTAAGTATAGAACTAGAACTAAGCTAGAAGAAATTCATAATAACATAGAAGAGTTTTATAATATACAAGAAACTTTTATATTTATAGGAGGTCGTGGTAACTTTAGATACAAGCTTTATCCTGACTACAAATCAAATCGAAAAGAAAAGAATCCATTGATTCCAATCATTGCAGATTATATGTTAAATGAATTACATGCTATACCTTCTGTAGGAGCTGAAGCTGATGACTATGTATATGATGCTTATATATTGAGCGAAGGTAATTGTCTTGTAGCAGCTATAGATAAAGATGTATTTTATAATTGTCCTGATGTACCATTCTATAATTATAGAAGTCATGGAGATACTCTAGGAGAGTTTAAATCTATTTCTAAAGAAGAAAGCAGACTAGCTATAGCTTCTCAAGTAGTGATAGGTGATAGTGGTGATGCTATACCTGGAGCTTACAGAGTTGGTAAAGCATGGTGTAGAGATAACATGCACCTAGGTATGACAGATTATCAATTTACTAAAGCTATATTTAGAGCGTATCTAAAAGCAAGCGGTGGTAATGGTCAGATAGCTAAAGAACAGGCTAGATTAAATTACAGTGTATTAAAACTATACACACAGGATGAACTTAAAACAATTAATAAACGCTAATGAAAAAAACCATAACTAGTATCTTTATGGTTCCAACTTTAAAGATACCTAAAGACGAGCTCCGTAATAATGGGTTCTTAAATGCTTACGTTGAAGACTCTAGTAAAGATATACAGTACTCAGATTCTGTATATCTTTTGTTCTTACCTGAAGACATACCTAAGTTTAGGGAGTTTCTAGACGATGAGTACGAAAGAACTACAGCTATTATTGAAGACTATGACTATCCTGATGGATATGTAGTAGTAGTATATAAACTTAATATGAAATGGGAGATAAACTTTGATCTAATTAGGCAAGGTAGATATTCTGAAACAACTGATAATTTTCAAAAGTTATTTAGAAAAGTTATAAAGATTAAGAAGAACGGACTACACAAAGACGAACTATCACTACAGTACAGAATATTTAATAAAACTGAAGATATGATTGAATATTGGCAGGATAAATTAGGTGTAGAGTGGAATAGTGACTATGAAGTATGGGATGGATTCAATATAGAAAACGAAATATTAGAAATAGAATCAATATTAAAAACTAAAGTAACATGAAAACAATTGAATTATTAAAACAAAATAGAAACGCAGCATTGCATATAAAAACTTGGTATGTAAATAAACTTACAGAAAGTTTAAAAGATTTCAATGAAGATGCTGAATTCAAAAGAATGATAGCTGAGAAAAAGATAAGTGATAAAGACATTACAAAAATAGTTGAAAGATCTCCTAGAAGTCTTCTAGATATGTTTGATGAAAGTAAAATATTTGTAAGTATAACTGCAGAACATAAAGCTTTTACAGCAACAGTAAGTTGTCCAAATTCAAATGCTGCAACTTTTATAGGACCACTTGATGATAGATATGAAATTGATAAAGCTGTTACTAAAGAGGCAATATTAAAGCTTGAGAGTGTGCTTACACCTGATACTGAAGAAGTTACAGAAGAACAAAAAAAAGAAGATAAATCATGAGAACAATTGGAAAAATTATATTAGATTTGCTATCCGATAATCAGATATCAGCTGCAGAAGCTGAAGTACTAATCACTAGCCTTTCAGAGAATAACAGACCCTCAGGTTTTCAACCTAAGAGGATTGTTGGTCCCTATTGGTTTCAAACAACAACTTAGATATGAGAACAGCTGAAGAATTTAATAACACCTATGAATTAATTTGTGACGGTGGAGGGCTTGTAATAGATGTACCTGCAGTGGTACAATTCTTAAATGTAGCATTTGATGACTTTATAAAAATTGATGGTTTTAGATACACACAAGTATCTACTGTTCGTGGTATTCCTAGAGTGGATACTAATTTAACAGACATCATGCCTTATGTAGGTCACGTTATACATTCAGAATTAGAAGACAAAATATCTTTAATTCTAAAAGTAGAGTTTGAAGTGGAAGAAAGATTAAGATCAATAAACCTAGATAAAAACGGTAAACCCTTAGAAATATGAATAAAGACATCTTTAAAGGTAGAGTGAACATACTACCTTATGAATATCCACAGCTATTAGAATACAAGGACGCTATCAGACATTCCTATTGGATAGACACAGAATTTAATTTTACAGAAGACATACAAGATTTTAAAGTGGTAATCTCTGCTAAAGAGCGTGATGTCATTAAAAAGACAATGCTTGCAATTGCACAGATAGAAGTCAATGTAAAAACATTCTGGGCTGATATGTATAAACGTATGCCTATTACAGAAGTGGGTGATGTGGGTATGACGTTTGCAGAATCAGAAGTGAGACATAAAGATGCATATGCTAGACTCTTAAGAATATTAGGACTTGAGAAAGAGTTTCAGAAAGTTATAGAGGTGCCTGCAATAGAAGGTAGACTTAAGTACTTAAAGAAATACCTAGACGGTACACGCTCTAGAGATAATAAAATGTATACTAAGTCTGTACTATTGTTCTCTCTATTTATAGAGCACGTAAGTCTGTTTAGTCAGTTCTTAATTATGATGAGTTTTAACAAAGAAAAGAATGTACTTAAAGGTATATCTAATGTTGTTGAGGCCACTAGTAAAGAAGAAGAGATACATGGTAACTTTGGTGCTGAGATTATTAACATTATTAAGAAAGAGAACCCTGAATGGTTTGATAATAATTTTGAAGAGCTTATTTACTCTGCATGTAGAAAAGCCTACAGTGCTGAATGTAAAATACTAGACTGGATCTTTGAAAAAGGAGAACTTAGCTTCCTACCTAAGGAAACAATACAGCATTTTATAAAGAATAGATTTAATAACTCTCTAGAGAAGATAGGTATGAAGTCTATATTTAATGTAAATAAGGAAAGGCTAGCTTCAACTAAGTGGTTTGATATAGAGATAACAGGTACAAAAGAAGGAGACTTCTTTTACAAAAAAAGTGTAGATTATAATAAGAAAAGTAAGAGCATTACTGAGGATGACTTGTTTTAAAAATAAGTAAAAGTTATGACAACAGTAGTTTACATTTGGAAATTTATTATGACAGTAGGAATGGTTGCGTGGATAGCCATGATAATTTATTTGTTAATTAAAGATAAAACATAAGATATGGAGTATAAAAGATATTACTGGCTTAATGAAGACAGTAGAAAGTTCTTGTCCAGAGGATACTTGGATGAGGAACCTGAACAAAGAATAAGAGACATAGCAAACATTGCTGAGAAGTATTTAAATATAAAAGATTTTGCACATAAGTTTGAAGACTATATGGCAAAAGGATACTACAGCTTATCAACTCCTGTATGGATCAACTTTGGTAAATCAAAAGGTTTGCCTATTAGTTGTTATGGTTCTAATGTGGATGACACACTAGATAGTATACTAAATGCAGGACGTGAGATAGGAATGATGTCTAAATATGGAGGAGGTACAAGTGCCTATCTTGGAAACATAAGACCTAGAGGATCAGGTATTAGTACAGGAGGTCAAGCAGATGGACCTATTCATTATGCTAGAATGTATGACACTGTAGTAGATGTTTGTAAACAATCTGCTGCTAGACGTGGGGCTTGTGCAGTGTATCTACCTGTAGAGCACGATGACATACATGAGTTTCTAGACATAGGTACAGAGGGTAACCCTATTCAGAATCTACAATATGGTATTACAGTTAGTGATGCTTGGATTGAAGAAATGAAAAATGGAGATAAAGATAAGCGTAAGATATGGGCTAAGATTATACAAAGACGTAATGAGTTTGGATTTCCATACATTATGTTCTCTGATAATTCTAATAAGAATACACCTTATGAAGAGTTAGGATATAAGATAACAGCTTCTAATCTTTGCTCAGAAATACAATTACCTACAGATAGCTTTCATAGTTTTGTTTGCTGCCTAGGATCTATAAATCTTTTACATTGGGATGAGATTAAGAAGACAGATGCTATAGAAACTTATGTATTGTTTCTAAATGCTGTAATGAATGAGTTTATACAAAAAGCAGAGCACTTACCAGGAATGCGAAGAGCTTTTAAGTTTGCAAAAGAACACAGAGCTATAGGCCTAGGAGTGTTAGGTTATCATTCTTTGTTTCAGTCAAAGCTTATTGAGTTTGAATCTTTAGAAGCTAAGCAAATCAACCATGATGTATTTTCTACATTAAAAGAAAGAAGTGAGGAAGCATCTAAATGGTTACATGAAGCTAAAGGTTATTCATGTATTAGAGAAGGCTATGCTAATACAACTCTTATGGCTGTAGCACCTACAAAATCTAGTAGTTTTATACACGGTGCTGTATCTATGGGTATAGAACCTATCAAGTCTAACTATTTTATCAAGGATCTTGCTAAGTCTAAGACTGTTTATAAGAACCCCTTCTTGGAATGTGAACTAGAAAAGTATGAACTCAACAATGATAAAACATGGGACTCTATTCTTAAGAAAGATGGTTCAGTGCAGCACTTAAAGTTTCCAACTAAAGAAGTGTTTAAATCTTTTATAGAGATTAGTCCTAAAGAGATTGTACTACAAGCAGCTCAGAGACAGAAGTTTATTGATCAGTCTCAAAGTTTGAACTTAATGATACATCCTAGTGTAAAAGCTAAAGATATCAATAAGCTTTATCTTTATGCTCATGAGGAAGGAGTTAAAACTTTATACTATCAGTTTAGCCAGAGCTCAGCTCAAGCATTTGCAAGGAACATTCTTGATTGTGCTAGCTGTGAAGGATAACTAAACTAATTATAAAAATGTAAGAAATGTTTAACTTAGGTTTTTTTATCTCTCATACATTTCTTACATTTGACATATGAAAGTAGATATTAAAAATGGGGACTACTATGTAGAGAATGGTAGAGTTCATTTTAAAGAAGAATATCTGCTTAAGAAGAGACAATGCTGTGGTGTAAAATGCATACATTGTCCTTATAGTGAAAGAATAAAAGGAAACACCGTCCTTAAAAAGGTGACTTGAATTAAAATTTTCTGTTCTGTTTTTTAATTGTGAAGAAGGGCCTTGGAGTAATCTAAGGCTTTTTTTTGCTTGTAAAATAGAGTGGAATTTTGTATATTTGAACATAATTAAAAACAATTAAATATGGCAAAAAAGCTAAAAGAAACAGGGAATAAATTCCAGGATGCTCTGGAAAAATTGAACAAGCAATACGGTCAGGGTACTGTATTAGCTTTAAACAGTAAAACAGGAGGGGACTATGATCTTATAAGTACAGGATCAATAGGTTTCGATTACATCACCTTAGGGATAGGTGGTTTTGCAAAAGGTAAAATGTACGAGCTTATGGGCTGGGAAGGTACAGGTAAGTCTACTATATGTGGACATGCTGTAGCTAGTGCTCAAGCTAATGGAGGTAAGGTAGTTTATATTGATGGCGAGCATGCTGTAGATAAGAATTACTTTGAAGCTCTAGGTGTTGATACAGGTAGCATGTTAATTGCACAACCATCATCTGGAGAAGAAGGTTTTAACATTGCTGTAGAGCTAATGTCTTCTGGAGAAGTAGATCTTATTATTATAGATTCAGACTCATCATTAATACCTAAAGCAGTATTAGATGGTGATGTAGGAGATCATGCAATTGGTAAGAAAGCTAGACTGAACAGTAGTGCTTATCCAAAACTAAAATCTATTGCACACAACACAAACACATGTCTTATTGTAATATCTCAATACAGAGAAAAGATTGGTGTAATGTTTGGAAACCCTACAACCACACAAGGTGGACATGCGCTAAAGTTTTATTCTGATGTAAGAATAGAAGTTAGTAGATCATTAGCAAAAGATGGTCAAGATGTGTACGGTAACATTACTAAAGTTAGATGTACCAAGAACAAGATGACACCTCCATATCAGAAGCATCAATTTGATATTGTTTATGGTATAGGTATTGATAGAGTGGGAGAAGCATTACAACTGCTGCATGATTTTGAATTAGGTCGTAAGTATGGTAAGACATATACATTTGATGGGGTTAAGTATGACTTAGAAGAATTCAAACAGATGGTACTAGAAGATGTAAACTTCTTTGAGACAATAAAGTCTACATTAGTTTCTGCTATACGTGGTGAAGATGATAAGTTTGAGGAAGTTGAATCAGAACCAGTTGTAGATTATGAAGCTGCAAAAGATATAAAGGTTAATTCACCTGAAACTTTATCACCTGACTTATTTGACACTACTGATTTATGAAATGTTTAGTGTGTGGAAAGAACTCAGATTCTGAGTATTGCTTCCAACATAAACCTAGAAAACAACTAGCCACAAATAAAGGATTTAATAAGCCAACACTAACTAAGAAATTAAAGGTTAGTGTTGGTAAATCCAAACCAAACACAGATCATTTACTATTCAAAGCCATTTGGAAAAAGAGACCACATAGTTCAGAGTTAAGTGGTGATTATTTAGGCAAAGAAGCATTTAGTACATACTTTCATCATATACTTCCTAAAAATAAATATCCTGAAATTAGGATGGATGAGGAAAATATTATACTTTTGACAGTTGACGAACATGCTAACGTAGAGGCAGATATCTATAGGTATGATGAGATCAATAAACGAAGGAATCATTTATTAAAAAAATATAATCTGTCATGATTGAAGTATTAAAATTCAGTGCTACTTGGTGTGGACCTTGTAGAGTGTTAGCTAGTAATTTAGCAGGTGTCTCAGGTATAACTAACATAGATATCGATAAAGATATGGAGTTAGCTAAAGAGCACAATGTTAGAAGTGTTCCATTAATGATATTTAAAGTTGATGGAAAAGAAGTACATCGAAAAGTTGGTGTAATTTCTAAAGATCAGTATGATAGTTTACTAATAGAACTAGGTAATGATTTAAAATGGAGTAAACAATAAATAAACAATATGAAAAACCAATTTTATTACACAAGAAAAGAAGCTATTGATGGTACGGACCCTGTAGAGTATGCAGAGTTTTTAGATAGCATTAACTTAAACAAAGTTATTAGAACTGTACAAACAGCTAGTGACACTGTAGTGGTGTTATTAGATGACATGCATGAGCGTGTTACAGAAGTACCTAATATTAATCCTAAAACCAACAAGGTGATTGGTACTAAAAAGAAAGTGGAAGTTTATCAAACAGAAGCTTATTTATATGGAGAAGATATAGAACGATTTAGAAAACTATCAAATATTGAATAAAATGGCAAAAAAACCTTACAAAGAATTACTAGGAAACAGAATATATGTGAATGTTCCTAAAAAAGATGAGAGTAAAATTATAGTTGACGAGAATACTAAAGAAGCTCTACAAAGAGAAATGCTAAAGAAGATGTCTAAACTTAAAGTTTATGATGTTGGAGATATAGTAAAGAATGTAAAAGTGGGAGATACAGTACTAGTAGATCCAGGCAAGTTAAAAGATGCAATGGTTATCCCTTTATCTGATGACAAAGATGTACTACTAGTATCCCCATTTGATATATTACATGTTTGGTAATGGAAAATAATAACCTCCCTTTTATATCTTGTAAGTGTATTACGTATGGTCGAGTTGACACATTAGTAGAAGCTTTACATAGTTTTTTAATTCAGGATTATCCTAAAGATAGGTGTGAATTAGTTATTGTAAATGATTACCCTAATCAAAAACTTATATATGATCACCCTCAGGTTACTATCTATAACTTAGATAAAACTTTTCCTTTGATAGGAGAGAAAGAGAACTATGCTATTGAACGATGTAAAGGGGAACTTATTGCTGTATGGGATGATGATGATATAGCACTATCAAATCATTTAAAAAATATAGCAAATCACTGGAAAGAAGATACTAATATTATTCATTGGGAAACAGGTGTATATTATAATGAACCTGAGATTACAGCTATAACTGGAGTGGGTAACTCAGGAATAGTGTATAGTAAAGATGTGTGGGAAAGAATAGGTAAAAGTCCTCTAGAGAATGCTGGTGGAGACATGACACTAACTAATAAAATTCACGCTATAGGTGGTAAAGTAGATGTTAAGATGCCAGATAGTGAAGTTTCTTGGTTTTACATGTGGGGCGGTAGAGGATATCACCAATCTGGACAAGGTACAGACGATGGAACTAGACCTAATATTATAGAAAGGCACTCAGAACACATAGAAAGCGAGAGGAGAAAAGGTAATATACCTACAGGTGACGTATATTTACGTCCTAAGTGGAATAAAGATTATAAACAAATGCTAAAAGATTATGTCAGCTCTAGTTGAGTTTATTATTCCTACATACAATAGGCATGAGCCTTTAATCTGTATGCTAGCTTCTCTTACAGCTCAAACAGATACTGACTGGAGCGGTCATGTAATTATAGATGATACAGAAAGTGAAAGAATATCTGATATAGTAAAAAGTTTTAATGATCCTAGAATATACTGTACCTTCATGGATAAGCGGTATAATGACTGGGGACATACGTTAAGAGAGCGTGGTAAACAAATGTCAGATGCTCAATATATAGTAATGACTGGAGATGATAACTACTACACACCAAACTTTGTTTCTGAACTGCGAACAGCAACAGCTAACTCTCCTGGTTTTATTTATTGGGACATGGTACATTCTCATTATGATTATGCATACTTTAAATGTAGTCCATTTAGTAATCAAATAGACATGGGCGCCTTTTCTACTAGAAAAGACCTAGCTCAGAAAATAGATCTTGGAGTAAGATATGATGCTGATGGTCGGTTTGTAGAACAGTTTAAAAAGAAGTTTGCAGAAGAAGAAATGTTTAAAATAAATAAAGTTTTATTTGTACACAACTAGTAAAGTAAAAGCTCTATTAATTAATAGAAACCTCTTAACCACTTTTAAGAATACGTTAGAGTTCTTAAGAAAAGAATCCAGAGTAGAGATTCACATACTGGATCAAAAATCTACTTATCCTCCCCTGTTAGAATTCTACAAAACAATTTCTGAAAAAGTTCACTACTCAGAGAACGAAGGTCCATATTCAGCATGGCATCATAGATATAATCACTTACGTAAAAATTACTTTATTGTAGCAGATACAGATTGTATATATGATAATGTTCCTGATGACTGGTTAGATGTAATGTTACACGCTATAAACCAACCAGGTTCTCCTAAAATAGGATTTTCACTAGAGATAGAAGATCTACCCAATACAGATCAAGGTAAACAATCATATGCAAATGAGGCTAAATACTGGGAGAATAAAATTGATTTAGGATGGGACGCTTATGTAGACACTACGTTTGCATTATATAGAACTGATATGCCATTCTCATATGATGCAATAAGATTAGATAGACCTTATTGTATAAAACATGCACCTTGGTATATAGACGATTGCTGTATACCTGAAGAGTGGCAGTACTATTTAGATCATGCTAACACTATATCTACTTGGAGAAATAGAATAAAAAAAAGCCCCAATTAAGGGGCTTTTATTATTTACATCCGTATTTACACTTCTTCTTTTTCATCTTGGATCCAGACTTAGCTTTCATAGTCTTACCATATCCAGCTTTCTTTACTGTTTTACCTTTCTTAGCAAAGCCCATTTTATTACGTACAGCTGTAGGTAATGCTTTAAGTCCTTTCTGTGAAGGCTTAGGTTTCTTTAATCCAGCCTTAGCTTTTTTCATTTTACCTTTAGGAGGAACCATAGAAGCAGCTTTGCCACCATAGGTCATCTTCTTAGCTTTTGTTCCAGCCTTAGCCATCTTCATTCCTGATTTGGCCTTTTTCATTTTAGTTCCAGACATAGCTTTTTTCTTTTTAGCTCCGCCTGCTTTGTATTTACGCATCATGATTGTATAGTTTGAGGGTTAACATTTCCATCTTCTTCTAGCCTGCCTGATTCTAGAATTAGGATTATTCCTAGTCTTAGCAGAGCTACGTTTTAACTGTCCCAAACTCCTAGCGCAATAAGACTTACGTCTCTTTGCAGCTTTAGATCCCTTTTTCACTTTACCTGTCACAGCAGTCTTTAGTTTACTGCCAGGATTTTTCTTTCTATAGGCTTTTACACCTTTCTTAGTCATACCAGCACCCTTCTTGGTAGGTCTGTAGTTAGCACCTTTACCCTTAGTGGTTTTTCTGATAGCTTTTTCTTTTCTTTTAGCCATAGGTTACTTTTTCTTTTTAGTAGACTTCTTACGCTTTCTAAGCGCACTAGTCCTCCTACCCATGCCCACTTTTTTCTTTTCAGCTACAACAGCAGCTTTACGTTTACCAACACCTTTCCATGTTACAGGTGTTTTCTTACTAACTTTTTTACTAGGTCTACATTTCTTCACGCCTTTATTCTTAGAAGATCCACAGGGATTACCCTTTTCATCTTTCCATTTCTCTTTAAACCAACGTTTAAGAGCAGCGCCTTTCTTTGTTTTCCTAACTGCCATCTATGTTATTATTGCAGAAACCCATAGAGACACTGCTGTTATTAAAAACATTTGAATAATAAAGAATACTACCTTTTTCATTTCTCATTAATATCACACCAACCTAAACATATTTTTTTAAAGGTGATATAATATATTATTTTACATATTAGATTTTTCATTTCTTTCAACCTCTACGTTTTCTACATTTTGCAATAGCACCACTGGCATAAGCAGAGGGAAATACCTTATACTGTCTTTTTATCTTATGATAACAAGCATCGTGATTAGGTTTTGAAGATTTACTACCTTTTTTAGCTTTAAGCACTCTCTTCTTTGCCACTGTTTTACCAGCAGTTACTTTTTTTCTCCCTCTTACTTTAGATTTTTTTCTTACAGCCATTTATGTTTTTAAGTTATTTTACAGGAGTCATTGATATAGGAGGTACTTCAGCTGGTGCTTCAGCTTCTACTACCACATCATTTTTAACTCCTTCTTCCATAAGTCTTTCGATTATATCATTAGCTCTAGTCATCAATTGATATCTACCAGCTTCTTCTGTACCTAAAAAGGTTCTAATTGTATTAAGGATTAATCCGAAATCTTGTCCTGATAGTTCAAATTTAGAGTCAGGTCCCCATGTGTAACGTTTGTTTGGATCGTACTGTGCCATAGTTTATTTAATTTTTGGTTTATAAAATTCTATCAAAGATATAAAATCCTTGTTATGTATCCAAATTTATCTTAAAGACAATAGTACCTGTAGTCTTAATGCTTTTAGATATATCTAAATGGATGTTAAACATTGTATGCAGTTTGATAATTTCTTCTAGTAGCATATTATTGTATTTAGGTACACTAGGTGCCAGTCTAAATATATAAGAGCTTTTCATTTTTGTTATCTGTAAACTAGAATATTCATCAACAGAATCTATCACACCTTCTAAGTGTGCAAAATATGCTTTTTCATTTTCTAGTTGAACTTCAGGGAAAAACTTCCTGCTTATTTGCATTAATGTTTAGTTTAATATATAAACCCAGGGACATAAGTCCCTGAGATATATAATTTGTTAGTCACTAATTAGATACTAGTTGTTGTTGTAGTTGTTGTTCCACTTATAGTGGTTGTTGTTGTAGTTGTTGGATTACAACATTCGTATGCTGTAATTTCTTTCCAGTTTCCTACCTTAGGTTTCTTCCTGCGTAATACAAGAGAACCTGCTACTACTCTGCCAGATCCATCGAATCTAACAAAAGCTTTTAATTCACGTCTATTTGAAGATGCTTTGCTTCCCATTTGTTTAAGTTTAAAGGGTTAGTAATTAGGGGTTAGGTTAAAATTGAGAAACTAATTTCTTAAATTTCTCTGAGTTTTTGGTATTTATTAATTCTTCTATATAAATTTTTGTTATAGATTTATCATCTACATAATCATAGTTATGATTAAAAGGGTTACTATTTATAAAATTCCCTTTATAGAATTTATCTTTACTGTCTGATGTTACTCCAGCCATGTGTAAGATTTTATTAGTTTGCCACATCTCTATAGGATCTGTAGCCCATCTGAAATCTAATTCTTTAACAATTTCAGTTTCAATATTTCTTTTCCAAAGTATCCACAATACGCACCACATCTCTGAGGTCCATGCTTGTATTGTAGGTTCGTAATCATTATATGTTATATGAGTTCTCATAATGTCATATAATCTAGGTGACTGTATTTCAACTTCTTTGAAGTAGTCAATTAGAATGTTGTGAGGTATACCTTTATAATATAACTGGGCGCCTCCTGATTCATCATTCTTTTCTACTATAGTGTCAAATGAAACACCAATGTAAGCACACATAGATTTTATTATCTCATCACCTTTAGTCTTTAGATATTGATAACCTAAATATCCTTTAGTATCACTACAGTAAACTACATTATCTTTTGTAAACAAGCTAAAGTCAACAGCTTCCCTAAATATAACATCTGAATCTATTAAAAACAAGTCTTGATCTTTAGTATCTTGTTCTAAGTACTTGACAACTCCATGTATTTTTAATGTAGGGATGTAATGTTTCTGTAGTCTAGTATCTTTAAATATAAATACATTTTCAGGATGTGCCTCTTTAAATTTATTTATAAATTCTGATGGCTTTTCACCATCTCTATATAAAAATACTGCACGGTGGTTTTCTAATAAGCCTAGCTTTTCTAGATTATAGAACTGTACTAAATTTTGCCAGTGAAAATATGGATCATCTGGTTGTGAACAAATACTGATCATAAATATGTAGTTATTGGTTTTTTAATTAATTACGGTGTAGCAGTTGTTGTTGTTGTAGTTACACAACACTTACCTGAAACCTGAATAAGTCTCTCTAATTGCTTAGAAATGTTCCAAAGAAGTTTATTAGTTTCATTCCATCCAACTTGTTTACTTGGTATTGCCATTTTGTTTTGTATTAATTGTTACTATGTAACAAATTTATGAATATTCCTAGTATTATTTAAGTTCTGTACAAAATTAAAATAACTAGTTTAGTTATCGTTATCTAACTTATTTAATTAGAAGTCTAATGTTAGTGTTACTACAAGTAAATACAGCTTTATAGTTGTATAATTGTAATTTTCATTTGGGTTTATTATCTCCCAACCCAAAGCAAGTCTTTGATGGGGCCAGTGAAATGCTATTTCTAGTTCCCAGTCTTCTATATCGTAATCTCTCATCAAAATATTTTGTATTGAACTAAAAAACTAAATCCACTAGGGTTATTAGGTTGTATATAATATCTAGCGCCTATTACAATCTTACGTATAATTGCATCTGCTTGAGCATATAACATAGGTGCCTCTATACCTTGAGTAAAAGTTTGCACTCCAACAAATCCATTGAACCTAATAGGTTTCTTTTTATTTATTATAGATTCCTGTACATCTATATAATCTTGTTGTGTGCTTATGATGGAGTCTTTAGTACTTAGTCTAGCATATAATAACTCTTCCTTTTTAGTTAGTATCTCTATTCGTTGTTCAAGTTCAGCATACAATATTTTTAAATTATCGTATTTAATTAAGTCTTTAACAACTTCTCTAGCTTGATCTTCAGATAGTATAACTACAGGTTTACTAGTATCTATCTGTGAAAAACTGCTGAAGCTTACTAATAGGCATACTATCAACCACTTTAACTTGTACATACTCTTTTTCTTTAATCACTCTTATCTTTTCAATCACTTCTTTATCAAGAGTGGAAAGACTATCAATACTATATTTAAGTTTTAGATCATTAGCTTTGTAGTAATCTAACTTTTCTTGAAGCTCACCTAATTGTATTTCGTATTGAGCAATTGATTCATCACTTTTTATCTGCATAAAGATAAGAAGAAATATAATAGCTAATGATAACCATTGATTTTTAAAAAAGTTAATCATCTTTATGAAAGTCTATTATATCTTTGTATTCTTTATACACTGAGAAACTTGGACAAGCTTTACGAGCAAACTCATTATGACCATGTAATGTTGCACCATCATAACAACCCATAAGCTCCATTAGAAGTCTCCATAAAGCTTCTTTCTGCTCAGGTGTTCTTGTGTCTTCAGGAGGCCACTTTCCTCTTTTATTCTTTATATCAGAAAGTCCTCCAATATAACAAACACCTATACTATTTTTATTGTGTCCTCTAACATGTGCCCCTGGAATCTCAACAGGTCTACCATTGTGTATAGTTCCATCTAGATATACTATATAATGATATCCTATATCTCTCCAACCTCTTCCTTCAACATGCCATCTTCTAATATCATCAACATCAAAATGCTTACCAGCAGGGGTAGCACTACAATGTAATATGATTTTATCTATTCTTCTCATGGTCCTTCTTCAGTAGAATAAGGGTTATATATAGGAGAGTCTGACTTCTTTGCTTTAAATAATTTTTCTACTAGATCTGAAGCACCCTGTATTGATATATATACAGTTGCTATTATTACCCAATCAGAAGAAGTTATAACATCAGAAAATAGACCGAATGAAGCTACTATAAATACAGTGAGCTTTCTACTAATCCACCTTTTTAAAAAGTAATCTATTTTCTCTTTTCTACTCATGCATTTTTATTGAGCCAAGCTTTTACAATGTCCCAATTCTTATGTGCAAATACACCAAATGAAACACCTGCCCATATTTTGTATCCAAATGTCCATAAAACTAAACCTAGTAGTAATCCAAGTGCACCTTCTATTCCGTTTGAAACAATCCAACTTTTTATTAGTGCAATGATGTTTTTTAATTTTTCCATGTTATTTTATTTTAGGGTATATATTTACAAGATATTGAATAATTAAAGCTCCTGCTGTAATCAATCCAATAGTCCAAGAAAACTTCTTTTTAAATTCTTCTTGTTTCTTAACTTGTGCTTCTAATAATTCTATTTTTTTTTTAAGTTCATCAATGTCATTAACAAACCCTCCTGTTTTTGTAAGAGAGTTTCCTAATATGGCATCCACTACTTGTGTTAATTTCGTATCAATAGAGGTCATTTTCTCCTCCATTTCGTTTAAACGATGGTCCATATTCTTTAAATCTTGTTTTACTTGTTGTTGATAGGGTGTATGTTCAGCCATGTTTATATAATAAAAATGAATAGCATAATATACTTGACTTAAGAGTGTAGATTTTTAAGTATATATACAAGTGGTGAGTAGTTGTGTAATGTGTACACAGTTGTAATAGACAAATATAATTAAACTTTTCTTAATACCAAATATTTACATTAAATTATTTCTATAATATAGCATAAACTTTTCAATTAATTTACTAAATTTGTATACAAATACATAATTTATGAAAGTAGAAAAGGCATTTGTTCTATATGCAAACTCTGAATATCTAAGTATTGTAACAATGGCAGTGAAAAGTATTAACTCTGTTAGTGATATTCCTGTTATTGTATATATGATGAACTGTCATTCTCAGGTTCCTGGAGCAACTACAATAACTTTAGAGGTTGATAACATAGATGTTAAGAAAAGTGATTACATAGATAGAAGTGATTCAAACATTTATAGACTTTTAATACAAAGACCTCAGATTATAGAACATGCTTTAGAGAACTATGCAGAAGTTGTGGCTTATATAGATTCTGACACTATAGTTACTAAACATATAAACAACATATTTGAACATTACCCTAAAGATTGCACCCATCCATATTTTGTACAGGGTGTATATGATTACTTATTTATAGATGGTAGAGGTGGTGTAGAGACTAGAGACGAATTACATCTTAGCTTAGAACATGCTGCATGTGAATTGTTTGGTGTAGATCAATCAGTTAGAGATAAGTATAGACAAACAGGATACTTTGTTGCTGGTCAAGAGTCTCGTGACTGGATTAATGAGTGGTCATGGATGTGCAATCACCCAAAAGTTTTAAAAAACCCACAACTATATGCACCGTATCACGAAGAAACAATAGCAAATGTATTGTTATGGAAGTATAATATACATGAGGGTTTACCGTTAATGTACATAAACTATAGACAAGATACTAATTTAGATGAACTTGAGTTTACAGGTTATATAAATCATGTTTCAGAATGGGTAGCATTGCCTGCTTACAGAAATCAACTAATGGCCTTACATGGAGAAAAAGATATTAAAAAAATGGATAACCTTATAAATAAAATTCATAAGAAGATATTGTTTTTAGCGCCACATCTATCTACAGGAGGTATGCCTCAGTTCTTATTGAAAAGAATTCAGGCTCTTACTGATTTTACAGTGTATGTAGTTGAGTGGGCTAATTATAGCAATGAGTACACTGTACAAAAAGATCAAATAAAAAAGCTTACTAATAAGTTTTATACACTAGGTGAAGATAAAACAAAGCTTATAAACATTATTAAAGATAATGATATAGATATTGTACACATAGATGAGATGGCTGAACATCTAGGTGATGATGCAGATAAAGTTTTACCATTGCTCTATAGTGAAGATAGAACTTGGAAGATAGTTGAAACATGTCATAATATATCTTTCAACTATGACAATCAAAAAATATACCATCCTGAAGCCTATGCTTTTTGTAGCCCTCATCATCTAGATACTTTCTCAAATACTAACTCTATAGTAGAAGTTATTGAATACCCTATAGAAGAAAAGATATTTGATTGGCAATCTAAACTAAATGCTAAGTATGACTTAGGGTTAGATGTAGACAAAAAACATGTAGTGAATGTAGGACTCTGGACAAAAGGTAAGAACCAAGGTGAAGGTGTAGCTCTTGCAAAGAAGTTTCCTCATGTACAATTTCACTTTGTAGGAAATCAAGCTGGTAACTTTAAAGAATATTGGCAACCTATTATGGAAGACATTCCAGAAAATGTAAAAGTGTGGGGAGAGCGTACAGATATAGACAAGTTCTTGCTAGCTGCAGATGTATTTATGTTTAATAGTGTGTGGGAATGTAACCCTTTAGTGTTACGAGAAGCTATAGCATATAAGCTACCTATACTTGCAAGAAACCTACCTCAGTATAAAGACATGTTTACACAGTATATAACAGATCTAAATCCACTAAAGATGAAGAATCAGTTATCACAGTTACTAAAAAACACATCACCGTACAATCCTCCTACAGACAACACACTAGTTGATTTTAAAAAAAGCCACACAGATCTTTATACATCCGTGCTAAACTCAAACTATACAAACTATAAGGTGCACCAAAGCTTTATAGATAGTCCTTTCTTAGAAATCAAAGGATCTAGTAAAGAAAAGTTTACAGTGATAATGGAAGATGAAAAGGGCCCAGTGTATAGCTCACAAATTGATGCAAACTGCTGGATAAAACTAAACAGAGAGTACTATAGCAAGTGGAAAACTACAGTTAAAATAGGAGAAGAAGTAGTTCATACACATGAATTAAACCTTGAAGGTGAAAGAGTGTACATAGCATTTGAAAGCAGCTCATTAGGAGACTCTATAGCATGGATACCTTACGTATTAGAGTTTCAGAAGAAGCACAATTGTAAGGTGATTGTAAGTACGTTTAAGAACTTCTTATTTGAGGATGTGTATCCTGAACTTGAGTTTGTAAAGCCTGGTGCAGATGTGCCTAACATATATGCAATGTATAACATTGGCTGGTTTTACGATGAAAACAAAGAGCCAGAATTACCAAATACAATTCCGTTACAAAAAGCCGCTTCCAACATTTTAGGATTAGAACACAGAGAGATAGTACCTAGAGTTAAAAGTGATTGGGGAAATATATGTGGTATGAAAGATAACTACAGTGTTCCAGGTAAGTATGTAACTATAGCTACTAACTCTACAGCTGGTTGTAAGTTCTGGACTAGAGAGGGTTGGCAAGATGTTATAAACTATTTACATGAAAAAGGCTATAAAGTTATTAATACCTCTATAGAAAACAATCCTTTTGATAATTGTGAAAAGATAGTAGATACATCTTTGGAATATACTATCGATTGTATAAGACAGAGTAAATTCTTTATAGGACTATCTAGTGGACTTAGTTGGTTAGCTTGGGCTATAGGTACACCTGTTGTAATGATATCAAACTTTACAGAAGCTGATCATGAGTTTAGTTGCTACAGAGTTACTGATGAATCTTTATGCCATGGGTGTTGGAATAATCCAAATCATAAGTTTGACAAGGGAGATTGGGACTGGTGCCCTGAACATAAAAATACCCCTAGACATTTTGAATGTCATAGAGGTATAAGTTCTGATAAGGTGATTAGTAAAATTCTAACACTCTTATTAATTTCTAAGAAGTAATATCATCCTAAGCTTGCTACTGTTAATACTGTATACGTAATTTCTCTACCATCTGGTATTGATGTATAATCCAGTGTTATAGTGTCACCTACTGCATACCCTGAGCCTGCTGCTGTTATAGAAGAAACAGATGTAGCTGCTCCAGTATTACCGTCTAAAACTACATTAAAAGTAGCTCCTGAACCAGAACCGCTAGTGCTTCTTTGAACAGTGGCATAAGTTCCTCCAGAAAATTTTATGAATCCTCCAGTACTTATTGTAACTGATGCAACACCTGAAGCTGCTGTAGTAGTAGTTGTGGTTGTAGGATCAGGAAAAACTTGAAGATCTTCTACATAAGCCTCAGTTATAGTTACAGACTTGTTACCAATTCTTGTACCAAGACCTACAACTGGATCAGTACTTGCACTATTTTTTATTCGTATAGGCATATTATGTAATTAAATAAACTGTTCCTGCTACTAATGTTCCATTTCCAGATGCTGTGTTATAATCTGCCTGTTCTATTTGCACAATATTACTAACTGTAGAAGAACCTGAAGGTTCTCCTGTTGTTGTTGATGTTACTCCAGGAAAAGTTATCCATCTAACTGCTGACCCAGTTGACTTAAGTATATAATTATTACTACCTGGAGAACCAGTTTCATCAGCAAGACCAGCATTTAGTTCAATATCATCTTCGCACTTAAGTGGAGCTCTAGCTATAATATCACCTCCTCCTTCTACCTCAAATTCTGAGTTAGCACCACCACTACCACCTGCCAGAAAGCCACCATTTACTTCTAACTTAGCACTAGGAGTTGTAATTCCTACCCCTACATTATTTGAAGCATCTTGGTATATAACAGATTCATCTATACCATTTCCAGCATTATTAAATTTAGTTATATACTTAGCTGTTCCTGATAAACTTACAGAGTTTCCACTAGTTCCAGATGTCCCAGACGTTCCACCTGCACCAGTTACACCAGATGTACCTGCTGTACCACTAGTACCAGCTGTACCAGCTGTACCACTACTACCTGAGGTTCCGCTAGTACCTGATGTTCCAGAAGTACCACTATTACCAGATGTACCATTTGCTCCACTGGTACCTGATGTTCCACTATCTCCTGATGTTCCACTTGTTCCTGAGTTTCCACTTGTTCCAGAAGTACCACTTGTACCATTATTACCACTTGCCCCAGAGGTTCCACTAGTACCTGATGTACCTGTATTACCGCTAGTTCCTGAAGTGCCACTATTTCCACTTGTTCCATTAACACCACTTGTCCCATTAACACCACTAGTTCCTGAATTACCTGATGTTCCAGACGTACCAGATGTACCACTGTTACCACTAGTACCATCATTACCAGAGGTTCCTGAAGTACCAGAGTTTCCACTAGTGCCACTAGTTCCTGAAGTACCATTGTTTCCATTCACTCCACTTGTGCCAGAGGTTCCACTAGATCCATCTCCTCCAGTAGCTCCATCAAGGTTTATTTCCCATGATGTATAAGTACCTGAACCAACTGTTCGAGTGGGGCTTCCAAATTGTAATGCTCCTGTTCCAGAGTTATATGATATTATTTCACACTCTTGGTATCTAGTTGCATTGTTAGCTATAATTATAGATTGGGCTGTTGTATAAGCAAGTCCTGTATCAACAGTAATTGTTCCACTATTACCTAATGTAAATGATGTACTTGATGTAGTGGCATATTCATCACCTGTATTACCACTTGTTCCTGAAGTACCGCTAGTACCAGTATTTCCAGAGGTACCTGACGTACCACTGTTACCACTAGTGCCTGAGGTTCCACTTGTACCATTTTGTCCACTAGTTCCACTAGTTCCTGAGGTTCCAGTATTTCCAGAAGTTCCACTTTCACCTGATGTGCCGCTAGTACCATCTACTCCACTTGTACCATTTACTCCAGAAGTACCATTTATACCACTAGTACCATCTTCTCCACTGGTGCCTGATGTTCCTGAGGTTCCAGTATTTCCACTTGTACCATCTTCCCCACTAGTACCTGAAGTACCACTATTCCCAGACGTACCACTTGTTCCACTACTTCCATCAGCACCACTAGTACCTGTTGTACCACTAGTTCCTGAACTACCTGAGTCTCCACTAGTTCCAGAGGTTCCTGTTGTACCAGATGTTCCTGACGAACCACTAGTTCCTGTAGTTCCTGAAGAGCCTGATGAACCACTTGTACCAGAAGTTCCATCATTACCATTATTTCCAGAACTACCACTAGTACCACTAGTACCACTAGTACCATTTTGTCCGTTTTCTCCAGATGTACCACTTGTGCCACTTGTACCATTGTTTCCAGAAGTACCATTTGCTCCAGAAGTTCCACTCGTTCCAGCTGTTCCAGATGTACCTGTTGTTCCAGAAGTACCATCTAATGCACTTGATCCACTAGTTCCACTAGTTCCACTTGTGCCTGATATACCAGTAGTACCTGATGTACCACTACTACCGTCTCCACCAGTTGCACCATCTAAGTTTACCTCCCAAGCTGTATATGTTCCACTACCTACGGTTCTAGTTGGTGAGCCAAAACATAACTCACCTGTTCCACTATTATAGGAAACAACTTCACATTCTTGATAATTACTACTGTCATATGCTATTATAATAGATTGAGCTGTAGTGTATGCTAGTAAAGTATCAACATCTAAACATCCACTATTACCTAATGTGAATGAGTCTGTTGATGTTGTTGCATATTTATCTCCTTGATCACCTGAACTACCAGATGTTCCACTTGTTCCAGAAGATCCTGAAATACCACTAGTTCCAGAGGTACCACTAAAACCAGATGACCCACTTTCTCCTGACGTACCACTAGTACCGCTTGTACCTGTAGTTCCAGCTGTTCCACTAGTGCCAGATGTACCATCTTCCCCTGATGTACCTGAGTTTCCAGAGGTTCCACTAGTTCCAGAAGTTCCATCTGCTCCTGAGGATCCACTTGTACCAGTTGTACCAGCAGTACCACTTGTTCCAGCAGTACCACTCGTTGCAGATGTTCCACTTGTTCCGCTTGTTGCAGATGTTCCAGATGTTCCACTTGTACCTGTTGTACCTGCTGTTCCACTTGTTGCACTTGTACCAGAGGTACCAGTTGTACCACTAGTTCCAGTGGTTCCTGAAGTACCATCCAAGCCTGCAGTACCAGAAGTACCTGAGGTTCCTGATGATCCATCACCACCTGTGGCTCCATCTAAGTTAACTTCCCATGTAGAGTATGTACCTGATCCTACAGTTCTTGTAGGTGCTGCAAAACAAAGTTCTCCAGTTGCACTATTGTATGTTACAACTTCGCACTCTTGATAGTTACTTGCATCATGTGCTACTATTATTGATTGTGCAGTGGTGTATGCCAATCCTGTATCTACATCAATACATCCTGAATTACCTAATGTAAAAGAATCTGTTGAGGATGTTGCATAAAAATCTCCATCATTTCCACTAGTTCCAGAAGTGCCAGAAGTACCTGTAGTACCTGAGGTTCCGTCTGTTCCTGTAGTACCTGAAGTACCACTAGTACCACTAGTGCCACTGGTACCTGTTGTTCCAGATGTTGCAGATGTACCAGATGTACCTGATGTACCTGAAGTTGCAGAGGTTCCAGAAGTACCACTAGTTGCAGAAGTACCAGAAGTACCAGAGCTACCAGCTGTTCCTGCTGTACCAGATGTAGATCCTACAGATACACCAACTTGTTTTGTTACAACAATAATAGAAGGTGCAGCTGGTGCAGTGAATGGACTGTTTTTAGAAGTTTCAGCTATTATTTCTACATACTGAGATGTAGATGCTAGTACAATTTCTAAATAATCACCTGCATCTAATTCTAATATTATAGATACAAAAGGTAATGACTTTCCGTTATTTGAATTTAACTCTAGAATGGAATCTGTACGTATTATATCTGTACCATTCTTTCTTAAAAATATATCTACTTCAGCAGCACTACCACCTTGAGTCTTTTGCATTTGTAGAGAGTAACCTATCTCATAAGTTCCAGCATAAGGATATCTAATCTGTTGATTAAAATCTAATGCTATACCATTTGCTACTTCTATTGTATTATATGTAATAGCTGTTGGTACATTTGCTGCAGTTACAGTTTGTGTTGTACTATCAGAAAAACTAGCATACCAATTAGCAATTGCTGCTCCTGACGATCCATTTATACCACTAGTTCCTGCTGTACCTGCTGTCCCAGAAGTCCCTGTTGTACCTGATGTACCACTACTTCCGCTTGTTCCTGTTGTTCCACTGCTTCCTGATGTGCCAGCTGTTCCTGATGTACCAGTTGTACCTGACGTACCAGCTGTACCACTTGTCCCAGTTGTACCACTTGATCCAGATGTACCACTCGAACCACTAGTTCCAGTTGTACCACTTGTACCAGTAGTCCCACTTGTACCACTTGACCCACTAGTTCCTGTACTACCAGATGTTCCTGTTGTTCCACTAGATCCGCTTGATCCAGAAGAACCATCGCCACCAGTAGCACCATCTAGATTTATTTCCCAACTAGAATAAGTACCACTACCTACAGTACGTGTAGGACTTCCAAAAGCTAAAGCACCTGTTATTGAATTATAGGATATTACCTCACACTCCTGGTAATTACTAGCATCAAATGCTATAATAATTGATTGAGCCACTGTATAAGCTAATCCAACATCAACAGTTAATGTACCTGAGTTTCCTAAAGTGAAAGAATCTGTAGAAGATGTAGCATATTTATCACCATCCTCACCAGATGTACCAGTTGTACCTGAAGTTCCACTTGTTCCACTTGATCCAGAACTACCTGATGTACCAGTTGTACCACTTGTTCCTGTTGTTCCTGATGAACCACTAGATCCACTACTGCCAGATGTACCAGTTGTCCCACTAGTACCTGTTGTCCCACTAGAACCACTAGTTCCACTTGTACCAGAAGAGCCACTAGTTCCTGTTGTACCAGAAGTTCCTGCTGTGCCAGACGTACCTGTAGTTCCAGACGTACCTGTAGTTCCAGATGTGCCTGATGTTCCACTTGAACCATCAACACCTGCACCTGTACTTAAAGCTTTATTAATTTCTATTAATATCTGCTCAACTGTTTGATTGGTGGTAGCATTAATGTATATCAAGTTAGGGCCTTCATAGAAGACACATGCACTACTAAGTCTGATTGGACAAGGATCTGCCGCACAAATTAACTTACTCATCTGGAAATTGTTTTTAGTGTACTATTTTCAGGAAGTCTCCTGTTCTATATAATGATCCTATTTCTGCTCCAGCAAATATTGCAGCAGCATTGTTAGAATACTCAGGAACTCCTGCATTAGGAGCTGTAATAATTCTTTCCCATTCAGTATCTCTGTCAGCAGCTTTTGCATAATAAAGAAAGCTAGTTGCAGTATTAACAAAAAGTTTTCCTATATGTGTTGCTACATATTGTGGAACTGGAGTATATACAGGAACAGTTGTTCCTGTAAGAGGAATTAAATTATTATTTATACTCTCTAATACTACATCCAAGGAGTCTCCTGGATTAGCTGCAATATTAGAAAGATAGGCACCATTGTACAAGATACAACTAGCATCTTGATATGTAGCGCAGGTGGGACAAATTTCAGCGATTCTCATAATTTACGAATTTATGTTTTATTTATGTATTTTAAAAATGTTATTAAAAATATGCTACTATAATATAGCGTTTACCTAGCTGTTTTGGATATTGTGATGTTGAACTCTTTAGCAAACTCTTCATCAAATGATGCTAATAAAGGTAAAATTGAGTTAGAAACTGGGAATAGCTTCATTGAATTCTTTATTGGCTGTGCTTCTTTTCTAACTTGTTCTGCAGACTTAGTAGGATCAAATAAATCAATTCCTGTTGTTTCTTTAAAGAAGTGATTAGTAGCTCTTCCAAAGTCTTCAAACAATCCAATTGCTGGCAGTCCTGAATCTAATGTAGTTGCCATTTCTGCTGGGTTGTAGAAGAAACTCACCTCACTTATAAACTTATCTACTACTTTTTGAAAGTATCTAAACTTATTTTTTGTTGCTCTATCCTTATCATCATCTGGTGCCATCCAACCTAAAGCTAAAGCCATACCTAGAAGAGAAGCAAGTAATGCAAGTTCTCTAACTTGATTTCTTAAGTTTAATCTAATCATATCAGAAAAATCTTCTTTAGTCATATTAAGTGGCTCACCAAATCTTTGCTCATAGTCTCTAGTATACTTATCAAATAACTCATCTATTTTACTAACACCATCTTCTGACACTGTAAGAACATCTATAACTTCTTTAACACTTCTTAATATATTAAAGTGTAAGAAATTAGAAAACAATCTAATTCTACCAATGTCATACATCTCACCAGTAGTCAAACCATCTTCACCTATTTCTACACTAAAGTCATCAGCCACCTTTCTAAACTCACCAAAACGTGTAAGAGCAAGTTTAGGAATCCATCCTTTAAATACCATTAAAGAACGAAGCCATACATTCATGTTTGCTCTAATGTTATCAAACTCTGTTGCACCACCAGTAGCAGTTCTAGAAAGTGTTCTAGCTACATTAGTCAGACGTTGTAGTTCTTCTCTATTACTTAAGTCTAAGCCTGGCACAACAAGCTTACCATCTTCTAGTTTCTTTGTAGCATTAATAGATCTTGTTTTCTTCAACTCATCAACTTCTTGTTTAATTTTTCCTTTTACTGAGTTGTATTCTTCTGAAGAAGCGTATCTATTTTTATATTTATTCTTTACAAAGTCTCTTATATTTACAAGCTTACCGTCTTCAACCATCATGTTATCTAGAAGGGCCATGAATACAGACTTCTCTAGATGTTGTTCAGTTTGTCTAAACCATACAAATAATATATCACTATAGTTTTTATCTGTAAGCTTTGACATACCAGCACTCACCATCTTGTCATAAGTAGGATCATCTTTAAGTGGCATAAATTTATCAATAAGCTGAACAAACATTTTTCGCTCATCATCACTTTTAAATCTATTTCCAAAAAGTCTTGCTTGATATCTAAAAACTTCACTATAATCAAAATATTTTCCTGCAAGTGCTGCCAATTGTAAGTTACCACCAAAGTAGTTTGCAAGACCTGATATACTTTTAAAACCTAATGCTTTAATTTGAACATATCGATTTAAGAAATCCATTATTTTTATAAGTGATCCTGTAGTTTGTTTACTACCTTCTTTTACTGCATCTTGACCTGTAAGACCTCTGGATACAGAATTAATTACTTTTGTAACACCTTTTGTTACAGTTCCAACAAGTGGCACCTCAACATCAGAATCATCAAGTGCATATTTCTGACCGTATAATACATTTCTAAAAAATTGATCTATAATTTCTATGTTATCGTTGTTTCCTTTTTGTTCAATGTTTTTTCCATCTTTAGTAAGAGCCATACTAAACGAAGAAGTCTTTAAATGTTTTTTAAATTGTTCAGCAGTTTTTACAAGAAGAAGTTGATCTTCTATAGAAGAAAGATATTTGTACTTCTCCATGTGATTAATGTACATTATCATGTTCTTAAATAAGTCTAAACTTACATCAGAATAATCATTAGTACCATCTTCTTTTATACTAAAGTCTGTAGTGTAGTATTTAGGTATAGAGTTTTCTAACTCACCAGTTACTTGATTAATATTTCCATACCCAACGGTATCAAGCTCTGAAGTAAAGTTAGATTGAAAGTTAGATATGGATCCTAAACTACCATCCCAAGCTAAACTCTCTGCCATACTTTTTCTTACAAATGGTAGAAAGGTAGATTGTGCTGCATTATTTATATAACCTACATCTCTTGCTTTTGCATTTATATCAGATATAAAATTATAAAGTTCAAATAACTCAGGGTCTTTTTTAAGATTAATATATTCTTGACTTTCCCATTTTTCTAATGGATGTCTTTTTATTACATAGTTATTATATCCTCTAAAGTCTACTTTTGAGATGTCCCACTTTTGATACTCTTGTAGAATAAGTTTTTCTTTTAGTTCTCCATCCTCATAGGTTTTATTAATTCTACGCACACGCTCCTTTAATATTGGCTTAGCTTCTTTAGCATATGCTTCTAAATCAACATTCTCTTTAAGCCATTTCTTACTTCTCCTACCTTCTTCAGCATTTGCATCAACTTCATCAAAGAAATCTCTTTGATATTTATATATAAGTTTATTTGCAATAGCTCCTTTTTTATCTTTTTGATAAATTCCTTCAACTAGCTTTTTTAAATCTCCACCTCTAGCTTCAAGTTTATTTCTAATTTCAAGAAGCTCATTCACTTCACCTAATGCATCTTCTTGAGCAAAGCCCATTGCACGATTGGCAAGCTTATAAAGAATGTCTAAAGCTTTCAATCCTATTTCAGATGTTCCTCTAAATAGAGAAGACAAACCTTTTATAATTCTTTCAGGATTCATTAGACCTGTTACAAGGTTACGTTGACCAATAAACTTATCTGCAAATTCTCCTGAAATCTTAACTATATCCCTTCTAGACTTACGAATAGATGTTGATTGGTCTGTAAGATTTTTAAGTATTTCTTTTCTGTTAGCAACATCTGCTTTTTCTTCATCAGTTATTGCTTGCTTTTCTAATGTATCATTATATATATAGTCACCGATTCTATCAGCTATTCCACCAAATATATTAGATGAAGCTATGTACTCTCTTAAGTCTGCAGAGAAATTAGAAAGTTCTTCATCTGTTAAATCTTTACTATCTGCTGGTCTACCTTCATATGAAGTTTTATATTCTGCAATAAGGTTTTGTCCTTCTCTCTGCATAATAGCAATAGCGTCAATCAATGGTCCAATCTGCTGCTGACTCTGAAGAGTTCTAATTGCTTTATTAATAATATTTGACCTTTCATTTTTAAATGCTCGCTCTTCGTCAGTGTTTGCTTTAGTCTTTGATATTTGATCCTGAATAGCATTTAATTCTTCTATCAGTTCATCAAATGCTTCAACTCCTGTACTTTCAGACCTTTCTGATACAGGTGTAATTGTAAGAGGTTCTATTTGTGTTGGATTTACAGATCCAATTTTTATACCTTTTATCTGTAACTTACTAGTATTATCTTGAGGATTTTCTCTCTTAAGATCCATGATGATAGGAACAGCTCTGTTCTTACCCATTCTTTTTATACCGTAGTTATCAAGTAATATCTTTTTATATGTACCAAGCTGTATATCATATGCCCCTTGTTTAAACCAAGCAACATCTTCAGCACCTTTAGCAACACTCATAAACTTCCAGTCATATATATTTGCTGTACCATCTTGATCAACAATCAACAAGTCAATTGTACCTGCTTCTTTGTTTTTAGCATCGTATATCATTAATTCAGAAAAGACTAAAGGGTTCTTACCATTTTCTGAAAATGATGCAATAAGATCTGTGTAGTAGGTTTCTAATTTATCATATATTTGACTGTCAACACTATTTGAGAAGGTAGGTTTTGGACCAGGGTTAGCTCTTCTTGTACCATCACTATTAAAAAATCTATTGTGTATATCTAAATCAAAGAAGTCGTGGTATTTAGTACCTAATACACGTTTCACTTCATTATCTTTATCCTGTTGAGCAGTAAATCCACCAGTACCAAAACGTGACTTATACCAAGCCTTCACTCTATCAGTCACTCTAGGGACTCTTTTATACTTACCATCAACAAGAACCTCGTAGTGATTTGTAGCTTTCTTCTCACCTCCTAATAAAGGGTCTGCTTTTTCTTCACTCTCTATCTTCCTCAACATAGGCTTGTCACCACCAATAATTTCTTCCACCTTTCTTTGAAATGCTTTTTGTGGATCTGTAAGTTGATAGTAGATTTCTTTGCTGTCTAAGTCAACAACACTTCCTTCAAACTCACCACCTATTACTGTCTCTGCTGTTGTAGAGAATATATCAATGTTTGCTTTCTTATACTGTCCTCTAAACCAATCAGTTATCATATCCCACATTCTTCTAAAGATAGACTGGTCAGCTTCTTCTAATGATGTATCACCTAATATAATAGATGTAATCATTTTATCTACTGCCTCTTTCTTTATTTTACGAATGTTTGGTTTACCGTTCTCTAATTGATATGCAGGTAAATCTTTATAAGCTTCTAGTGTGTCCTTATATATTTTAAACCTACCTATCTTAGATATCATCTCTGTAACAAGCTCAGGATTCTTTTGCTCAATAATAGCTGTAGCAATATGCACCATCTCCTCTGTAAGAGCAACATCCTCTTTACCTTCAGCAATAGCAATTACACCAGCTGTAAGATCAGCTACAGCATTAACAGAAGACTCATCAATAGCAGGGTTTTGTCTTGCATAATCGGTAAGTGGTTGTACATCAACACCCATCTTTTTAATCACTTCTTTCACCTTATTAAGCATTTCAGAAGATGCTTTCGTAATAGGTTGTTCAGTTTGCTTTTGGAAGAGTATAGTTTCATTAGCTTGTGCAGGAGCAATTAGTACTTCGTTCCAAGTGTTATTATACTCATCCTTAATCTCTACAGGATTGTAACCATTCTTTTTAAGAATGTTAGTAATGTTATTTTCATAGAAATTAGAAATACTACTTAATTGATTTTTACCAGATTCTACATCAGCAAGTTCTTGTTTAAGAGTTTTTAATTCGTTTTCTTTTAAAGTTAAACCTCTTTTTAAATCTGTTTTGTACTCATTTTCACTAATTGGTTTTAATACACCAAATGGATCATTTATCTCTCCTATATAAAATTTATTATCTTCTTTTACATATTTAAAAGAACCAAAAATTCCTTTATCTAAATCTTTAATTTCTTGTTCTAAAATTTTAATTCTACTTTCTTTCTGCTTTCTAAACTCTTCTAAAGTTTGCATTCCTTCAATCTTAGAAGCAGTGTTTCCTTTAGGAAATAAGACTCTTTCATATCTTTTCTTAGCACTATCTTGTATAATAGATTTAACAAAGAATGTTACCCAATTACCTTTTTGATTAAGTAGTTGTAGGAATTGATTCTTTTTTGATAATTCTTTAGGTTGTTGTTTAATAGGAGCTTTACTTTCATACTCTTCTTTAGTTATAGAAATAGCTTTTGAAAATTGTCCCACTCCTTTTTTTAATTTAATATATTCACCAGGTCTTTGATTTTTATATACATACTCAGTATCTTCAAATTTATTATCAAAATATTTAAATCCTCCAACTAAATCTTTTTTATCCCTACCTTTCTGAAATAAATCAGATTGTACTTCTAGTATTCTACGAGTTTTAGTAACAATTCCCCCTGAACTTCCTTCATGTTTTTGAACATATTGAGATGTCCCTCCCCATCCTTCATATTCAACTTCATATTCTTCTAAAGTACTATCTATTGTTTTATCATCACTTCTAAACCATCCTATACCATTATCAGTACTAAATCGAGCATGACCTTTTATATTAGGTGTAATATCAGGTGTAGTTATTTCATTCTCTGTATAATTAGTACCACCTGGAACTGTTAGGTTAGAATAGTATTGAGTAGGTTTATTTTCTCTATAAAGTTTGACAATGTTTCCCCATTCTTCTTTAGAAATTTGTTTACCGTTTTTAAAATATTCTCTATAAGTATTTTTGTGATTAGTTGTTATTTCATCACCATTATAATTAAAATCTTTAAAAGTAAATAAAGTATCAGTTCTTTCGTTGCTAATATTAACCTCAACAATAAAACTATTCTCAGCTAATAAAGATGTAATAATTTCTTCTCTGTCAGTAATACCTTTATTTAATATAATTTCTTTTTGATCTTTAGGTACTTGAAGTTCTGTTAAGGTTTTATCTAAAGTCCAGTTATTCTTTTCACCTTTAGCAAACATTTGTTTAGCTTTTTGTGAACTAAGAATGTCTATAGATTTTATACTAGCTCTTAAAATAGCTTGTTTACTTTCTGATTGGGGAACTTCACCATTGTAAGTGTCCCATAAGAAATAAGCCATGTTTTCTCCTCTAGAAGCTACTAGTTCCTTCCATTGTGGTAAGTTTATATTTGGACATGTTGCCATTAGCCTTTACATTTTTTATTAATTATTTCTCCAGCTTGCTCATCAGTGAATCCAGAGTTCTTCAAGCTCTCAGCAGTTATTATTGATTTTGCAAACATTCTGCCATTTACAATTATTCTATCTTTTGTAACAGTTATTTCTAGCGGTCCTGTGATAGCTTTATTATACTTTGAAGTTTGTGTTGTATTTTCATACACTGCTACTATTTGACCATCTGTCACCTCATCCACCTTCATCATACCATTATCAATAATAGATTGCTTAGCTTCTGAATAGAACTCATTAGCTCTAAAGCTATCTCCAAAAGCATTTATTGCTTTGTATATAGGATATCTTCTGCCTTTTTTATCTTCTGTAAAAATTGGATCTCCATCTACATCTTTTACTATCTTAAACAAACCTTTATTTCTATAAGAATAGTCACCTTGTTTGCGCATTCTATTTCTCTCTTCTCTTGAAATTTCATAATTAGTCCATGTAAACACTTGATATTCCTTGTTAAAATCATTACCAGTAACAAGTTGAGGAATCTCATTTGCCCTCATAGCGTTCTTTAAGTTGTTATAACCACTAAATCCTAAAGAGGGATAGAAGGGACCGTACTCTCCAAACCTAAGATACAGTTCTTTGTTTGGAACTATATCATCGTTATTCCAATTGTTTCTTTGGAATATACCAAGCTCATAGAAGTCGTCTAAATTACTTAAATTTTCTATCTTAGGCAAAGTTTTATTGTATATTCTTGCGAAGTCCTCATAAGGAATGAGTGATGTAAATGATATAGGTGAACTACTAAGTCCTGACTGCAGAATAGCTAGAGTAACTATCTTATCATACAAGTTTGTCTTATCTTTAAGATGATCTCTTAAATCACGGAAAGCATATATAATATTATTTTGATCATATGCTTTACTATCTGTATTTTTAAGAGATACATTACTTGGTGTAGTTTCACCGCCAAGTCTAGAAGGTTGCACTTGAAGAAGATCAATTACATGATTATAATATAAAGCGTGCTCTACATCTTTCTTAACTTCATCAATAAACGAAACCACTTCAGAAGCTACACCTTTATCTGAAAGAAGTGTTTGTTGTATCTGTAAGTTAAGTCCTTGGTCTGTTTGTACAGCCCAGTCAAATAAATCGTTTACAGCTTTTCTACCCACTGAAATAAATTTTCTATCTGGTAAACTAGTATAAGGTTTAAGAACTTTTCTTATTACATTTCCAACATTTCCTCTATCTGATAAAATAAAGTTTGAAAGAGCTTCTACAGAGTCATTTAGTTTACTAGCTTGATTTCTAATAAAAGAATTTGACAATATTGCTTCTGCAGCAGGTACAGTTTCTCCATCTACATTTTTTGAAGAAAGTATGCTGTCTTTTGCTTTATTGAATTGCTCATTCTTTTTAAATACAAGTAACGAATCATTAAACCTTGATGTGTCCCAATTAGTACCTTGTGTAACTGTGTATAATTGATTAGCCATCTTAGCATACTTTAAAAACTCTTGAAGCATAAACACTTGCTCTAGGTTCTCTTTATCAGTAAATTCTGTTTTACCTAAAGAGTTAAGTAGGGAAGCTTTACTAGGTATTTGTGTAGGTAATTTCTTTTCTTGAGCTTCTGTCAACCCTCCATATTCTTCTATAGTTTGATTTATAAAATCATCTATAAATAAGAACTTATATCCTGCATTCTCAACTGATTGTAAATAGTCACGAATGATTGGTTGGTTCATAAAGTAGGCTATAGTATCAATAGGTACTCCTAAATGTGTAAGAAACATAAATGTTGCTGCTACATTTGGTGTAGCACCCATCTCCATAATCCATGGACCTTTAGATATATCTACATAACCATCAATAAACTGTCCAAGTATATCAGAAATAAGCTGACCTGCTGCATTATACACACCAGATAATGATGGGTATTCTTGTCCATCTATTGTAACCTTATTATATTTTTGAAATGTAATCTTACCATCACCTAAGTATTTTTGATCTTGATAATCTACATTTTTTAATTTATCACTATCAATAAATACAGGAGATCTTTGAAGAAGAGAATGTATAGTTTGTTGAACAGCAGCAATACCAATAGCTTGTTTACCTGCTACAAAAGCTTGTCTTAACCTAGACATAAATCTTCTGTCAAGCATGTTATCTATATTAGTGTAATCAAACTCTTTACCTATTACTTTCTCAACAATAGTTTTAGATATACCTTTTAATTGTTCAGCAGAGTTAGGTGTGGTAAGTCTTTCAAAGTTTGCTGGATGAGTTACTAGGTTTTCAGAAGACTGGATAAACTCATTCTCTAGAGATTGCTTATACATTCTATTAACAACTGCATCTCTTACACCATCTTTCTTTAGTTCTTCAACTAATGTAGTTAGAGCATCTTCATCTTGACTTACACCAAGAGTTTCAAACAATACACCAGCTTTTTCATCTTTAGCTAAATCAAGCATTCCAGTTAACTCATAACCTTTTAGCTCTTGTAAGTCCTTTAGTTGTTTTTGTTGATCCTTGTTAAATAACTTACCACTATCAAACATAGCAGCAAACTTATCTTTAGCTTGTTGTCCAAATCCGTAGAAAGAAACAAGTTTAAGTTTACCATCTTCGTAAAATACATTTTTAAGGTAGACTGAAAGTTTATCAATATCAAAGTCACTTCCCACCTTCTTAACAATAGCAGCAGGTACAACCACGTTATCTCCAAACTCTTTTGGTAAAAACTTTTTTATTCTAATCGCATCAATAGAGTTTTGTTTCTGTGTAGGAATACGAAAAGCTAATCCAGATAATATCTTTTGTCCTTCTTCTGTATTGTTTAAATATTCAAGAAGTTCTGCATCAGACATGTTACTTTGGAACCAACGTCCCACCATAATCTCCATTGTAGTTGTTTTTAAATCATTAACAGGAATATTTTCTTCTTTACCTGTTTCTGTATTTAATACTTTATAAGTTCCGTTTTTATTATCTTCTAAAAACTTAACTTCTTTTCCATCTTTTGTTAAACTGTAAAAACCTAATACATCAGATGTATATCCTTCTTTACCATTAATTTTTGTCTTAGCTATACGATTAGATTCAAACAGTGCTGAAGGTATCTGTACCTTTTGTCCACCACTTATCTTAGGACGAACAATTTGCTTATCTACAATAGAATATAGAATGTTTCTAACTTGCTGATATGCAGGAGTAGCTTCAAGAACTGCCTCTCCTTCTGAAAACGCTGATACAGCATCACTAATATTATCATTAGTTTCTCTTCTAAACACTTCATCACGAATTGTTTTAGCAGCTTCTGAAAAATCTTCAACAACAAGTTCACCATCTTGTTCTTTGATACCTAAACGCTTTAACATCATTTGATATCCTTCATTAGTCATCTCTTCAAGAAGACGCTGATTGTTAGCAATCTCTTTATATATTGGAGACTTAGCAATCTTTTGCTCAGGAGATAATTTTATCCAACTATCAAGACTATCTTTATAATCAAATGGAACTCCATTATCCATGTAGTCCATAGTGATAAGTTTAGTAGTTTGAGATCCTCGTGTTACCAATGCAGCTTCTTTAGAAGGCACATCACTCTGTAAACTCATTATAGAAAATGGTACATCCACTACAGATTTATATTCTGCATCATTAAACACAGCAATACCTTCACCAGTTTGTTGTGTAGATTCAACGTATGTAGCATGAGAGTTTTCAGCTCCCACCTTTCTACCAGAATCAAACACAATATAGTCTATGTTCTCATCCTGCATCTTGTTGTAAAGCTTAACTCCATTACCTGCATCAAGCTCTTTCATCACTCTATAAGAAAGAGGATACAATGCATACTTATCAAGTACAACATTATTATATGTGTATCCTAACTTAGCTCCTGATACAATAGGTTTTAGAGAGACATAAGCACTCTGTACTGCAGGGTTACCTTCTTTTAAAAGTGCCACCTCATCTTTAGACAGTGTTATTTTCTTATCACGCTTTTCATAAGCTTTCTTATCACGCTTTTCATAAGCAATGTCATATCTATATTGCTTCTCTTCATTATCATTCCACTCACCAGCTCTGATTCTAAAGTTACGATATGCTTTAAAAGATATAATACCACCACCATCAGTTTCTTTAAAGCTCTCATAGTTTGGTAAATCAATAACACCTACAACATCTTGATGTGATGCTGTACGCATATAGTCTTGTGTGAAGTTGGTATATCCAATATCACCCTTTTCAAAACCTTCATTCCACACTTTATTAAGTGTTGTATTTGCTTTAGGTGAATTATTAAAAAGAGCTTGTCTTGGAGATAGGAAACTCTTAGTACGCTTTAGCTCATCTTTGTATTGGTAAGGATCTGAATAAAGAACTTTGTGCACCTCAATGTTAGCAATCATGTAATTAATACTCATTGCTGCCATCTCTCTTGTTAGCTCTCTTGGATCAAACTCTTTACGTGATCCTACATTTTCTAATATAAATTTGTTGCCTGTTTCGTTTTTAATAAGTATTCCATATCTAGTTAAATATTCCTGCATTCTAGATATGTCACTCTGAATGTAACTAGAAATAGCTTGGTTTATTTCATCTTTATACATTGCATATACTTCTTCGGATGTTTTATCAGCGGTAATTATTTTATTATGTAAACTATCACCAAGAATACCTTTAAAGAAACGTAAGTCTTTACTATCCCTACCTTTAACAACTGGACGATCTTTTTTAGAAAGCTCTAGTTCTGATAGGAAGTATCCTTTAAAGACTTGGTTTACATCAACCAATCCTCTTGCAATATCATTAGCAGATATTACATTACCCATATATAACATATGTTCCATACCTGCATCTCCTGGTACAAGGTTTAGATAATAACCTTCTTTGTTTAGATTTAACTCTTGAACTATTCTTTGTTTTTGAGTGAGTCTAGCAGAAGGTGTAATTCTACCTTTAGTTTCATCAATTATACCTCCAACGTATCCACCTTTAAGTAGGTTGTTTGCACCTGATCTTTTTTTACCAGTTTTAGAATCAAACATTCTACTAATAATAGTAGAGCCTTGAGTAAATACATCTTTAAGAAGGTACTCATATTGTGTTCCTGCTAACTCATTTATATTATTTATATTATCAAGTGTATTGTGTAATTCAGAAGCTGCATTCACCCCAAGGAAAGTTTGTACACGTTCTCCCTGTAAGTTAAAATATGTACTGCTAAATTCTGGATTAGAAACAGCTGTTTTTAATTCAGCTAATTGTAAAAGACGTTTATTAATATCTAAAGATACTGCAGAGAAAGTTTTCACCTCATCTGTTTTCTCAATACTTTCTTTAATCCCTTCTACAATAGTTTTAAAGTTTTGTGTATTCTTTCCTAACTTATTATATTCTTCACCGCTAAACTGTATACCTAGGGTTGATAAAAACTTAGTATAGTCTCTAGGAAGACGTAAGGTAACTTTTCCTAACTTCTTTTTATTAGGTGTATATGAACCTTTCTTTTCATTATATGTAAAGTAACTCTTACCTGATTTTGATAATACAGCTATAGATCGTACATATTCATTTCTAAGTTGGTTAGCTCCACTAGATAAAGTTGCATCACCCACTGCCACTTCACCATTTGAAAATATAAATATATTCTTTACATCTGAAGCTTGCTTCTTAAATGTCTTCCACATCCCTGTGATGAGATCCATTTTGTTTGTTGACTTTATATTTTTAAAATCAACATCACCATCAGAAAAGTCGTTACCAGTTAATCTCTTATATAAAGTTCTGTATGTAGCATCACTTACCGCCATGTCTGCTAACCTATTTAACATATCATCAGGGCTTGTAGAAGTGTGTAACTTGTTCATCAATGTGATGTACATCTTACTTACTGGGTTGAGTAGTCTACCATTAATAGTAGACACAACAGCTTTACCATTTTTATCTACAATAGGATTAGCAGCAAGTAATAGCTTTATAGCTGCATTTGCTTTTCTAAAGCTATCTATCTTAGTAGCATCAAACTTATTGCTCTCTTTAATTCTATCTTCATTACTAAGTTGTATCTCATCATTTTCATCAAACTCAACGTTGTATGCTTTAATATACTCCTTATGTTTTTCTGTAAGTCTTGGCCAATCAACAACAATATCTTTTTCTAGCTGACGATTCTGTGCAACTATAGCTAAAAGTCTTTCCTTTTGTTCTTTTGAAAGATTTTCTGTTTTATCAATAATATTATTAATAGCTATCTCTTTACTTCTAACAGTACCTAATACTCTAGGAAGAAGTTTTTCATAGAAATCTTTCTGATTAAGGTTATCTACTATTGTAAACAAACTTTTGTCTGTCTTAATAAAATCATTCAGCATTAAGAATGTCATCTCCTGAACAGTGTCTGATGTTTGTCTGTCACTTAATGTCTTAAGTCTAAACTCAGAGTCTGATGTAGCAAATGCATCCTCTATATCTATAATACCCTCTTGGGCCATAGAAAGCTGTGTAGCATATGGCATACGTTTTTTGTAATACCCACTACCTATACGCTTGAATAACTCATCTGTAAAGCTCTCTGCTTTATTCCCAAGTAGAGCATTCTCAATAAATCTTTTAAGATCTCTAAAGAGTTTAGCAATTCTAGCACCAAATCCTTTAACACCTTGTTTCTTTTGTACAAAGTCTCTAAACTGTTCTGCAAGCTCTTCTTTAATTTGAGCTGGTGTAGCTTCAGAGTATTTAACTTTTTGACCTGTAGGTCTATCTATAAATGTTCCTTTACGTGCTTTAAACTCATTAATTATATTAGCTTGTTCTTCAGCACCTGTAAACATTTTCCATACAGCTTCAAATACCTCATGGTATGCTGTACCAGTTTCTGCATTCTCATATACATAAATAGCACCATCCTTAAACATACCCCAAGCTTGTCTACCATTAGTAGCTTGAATAATGTTCTTCACTCTAAATACAGGAACGTTAGGAAAGTTTTTCTTTAACCAAGATTCTACATCTGTCCAGTTTTCTGGTTCAAACATATCAATCTCTTGGTTAATCTTAACACGTAAGTCTTCTGAATTAGCATCAGAGATTGCTTGATTTATTTGATCTTCTAAGCTATCTATCTTTTGTTGAGCTTCAGTTTGTTGAGCAGGTGTTCCTATTGCATCCTCACCAATAGTAAATGTTGGCATTCCACTATCATCAGTTGTTTCTACACTAGTTTGTTGTGCTGGTTGAGTAGGAGCTGCAGGTGCAACCTCTCCACCTATAGTAAATGTTGGCATTCCACTTTTATCTGTCTGCTCTTTGTATGCAGACTGTGCTCTAACTTCTGTTAGTTGTGGAGCAATTGCATTATATATAGTTTGTTTGATTTGCTGTTGAGGATCTTTCCCAGACTTCTTTATAGTTTCTACAACAGTTGTTAAATCACCACCCTGTAATATTTGAATCTTCTCTTCATAGTTTTCAAGTGTTGCACTTTCAAAAGCTCTAAAGTTAATCTTTGCACCATTTGGAGAAGTGTATGTATTAGTTGTTTTACCATCAAGTGTATAACTTATAGCTTTACGAAGAGGTATGTTTGTAGCTTGTGTTGCTGGTTCTGGTATTTCAAACTCATCAGTTGTGTTTGTTACATAGAAATATACACCCACTCTATTAAACTCACCATCTTTCTTTTCCTTGAGGTTAGTATAAAGAGGAAGTTCAAAACCTTCTCTTGTAGATCCATCAGGATTCTTGTTAGATAAAAGATAGCTTTGATAATTAGGCCATGTGATAGACTCAATCTCTCCTTCTGGAGATATAGATGTTATCTGCTCAAATGATTTATTAACATCCTTTGTTTTGTACGCAGTGACATTATTATATATGTTCTCTAGCTCATTAATAATAAGTTCTCTGTTAGCTTCTAATGAGATAGGAGTGAATCCAAATCTTCTACCCTTAGATCCTATAATTAAATCAGTTCTTGTAAAAGACACTGGACCTTCTTCAAGTTTAACTTTTTCAAAGAACACACTGTTATTACCAGCATCTTTTCTATTACCTTGTTGGTCAGTTGGTACACCCCAATATGTTACACCTTTTAAAAACTCAAGAGCACGTATAGAACTATCACTAGTTACACCTTCGTTAGGATTGATTAAGTTCTTAGCCACTTTTAATATAGCATCATATATTGCTGTAGCTTCTTTTTTTGTATGTAGTCTATTTCTAAGTCTTACATATCCAGTTGGTGTATCTAAGAATACAGATCCAAGTGGTGTGTTATATGTAGTGGTTCCTTTGCTAATGTTTGTGTTAGTTGTAGGTACATATAATACTAAATCTCTTTCTAAACCATCTTGGTCAACAAGGCCTGCATCTTCTACAGATGTTCTAGCATTATCATCAGTTTGAGGAATACCAAAAGATGCTTCTATCTCTTGTGGTACACCTAGTGCTGTTTGCTCTAGAATGTTATCTCTTCGTTTTTTATATTCTTTATTAATTGCATCTTTTACATTTTCAGCTGTTCCCTCTCTATACATTGAACCATCTCTAAATCCAGGTTCAGGCATAGTTTGGTAGATAGCATTGTCTAATAAAGGAGCCCCTTCTGGTATAGGTTGTCCGTCTACACCAACTAGTTCACTATTCTCATTAACCATCACCATAACAATCGTTGAGTCTTTAAATTTCTCAATAAGTGTAGGATCATTATCAAGTATTTGCTCAATTACACCTGGTAATTTAAGATCTTGTGTATTAGATGTAAGAAATAAACCACGTATGTTATCTCTATTCTCAAATGTATCTAGGTCTAATCCAAATTGATTAGCTCTAATCTCATCAGGTTTAAGTTCTCCATCTGTCTTTCTAGTATCTCTAAATGTTGTAGCTCTGTATATAATTTCAGGTGACTTCTTAGATTGAGATTCAAAAGAACTAGTTTTAGAAAAGTCTGTAGGTGCTGACTTATCAGCTGTTGCTATAACCTTACTAAGTCTGAGTTTAAGTTCAGCCTCTTGTGTTTTTTGAGCAATAAACTCATCCATGATAGATTGAAATCTATCTGTAATAATCTTTCTAGCTTTATACTCAGTTCTTAAGTCAGCTAAGTCTTTCTCTATTTGTTTTACATCATTAATAGATTCTAAAAGACCTGCTTCATCTACAGTTCCTTCTTTTGACAAGTCAACAGTAAGTGCAAAGTTGGCCATCTCTTGTTTTAAAAGAGGCCATGTTTCTAGTAAGTTTTCTCCAGACACCACTTGATCTAATAAGTCACTTAGATACTGTGAGTAATCTTGATCAACTATATATGTTTGCTTAAGTGTTTTTCTAAATAACTTAGCTGCTGACTTAATAGTTTTTTCTGTACTCTTTAAGAGTTTCTTAGCTGCAGACAGAGCATTGTTTAAACTTTTACCATTGTCAACTAATAATGCTACTTGGCTTTTAAGTTCTCTTAAAAACTCCCCACTGTCTTCAGGAGCATCAGTAATTTGATTAGCAAAGTCTTGGAAGTAGGATATGTTAAGTTCAAGTTCTTCTTTCTGAGCGTTTAAGTTATCTATCTCAGCTTCTATATCAGCTTGCATAGATGTAAGATTATTAAGTGCTTTTGTAAACACTTTTGTAGCCTTTGAGAAGTTGAGCTTAATTTTAGGACCAGTTGGACCAGCCTCTTTCATCTTAGCTATATTCTCTAAGTCTTCTTTTACCTTAGCTAATTTCTCAGTTTGTTGTGCAAGCTTTTTATTTGTTTCTTCTAAACTCTCTTTAGACTCTTCACCTAATTGTGAAAGCACCTCAAGTCTAGCCTCTCTATTCTTAGCAAGTGTAGCTTTTTGTGCAGCTAGTTCTGATGGGGACATAAATCCTTCTCTAGAATCTTTCTGCTGTTGGTTCTCTACAGATCCCACCTTAGATATTCTAGGTTTATCAAAACCTTCTTGTGGAACAAAGAATGAGTTGTCTAGTTGTTTTCTTTTTATGTTACTATTTGAAACTTTAGTTTTAGCTTTAGGTGCAGCCTTTTTATATGTAGTTAATTCTTTTTTTAATTTAACTTCAGCACCAGGTTTTGTAAAGTTTGCATCATCATATTCTTTAAGAGCTTTTTTTGCTGCATCATATCTACCTCTAGTACCTTCTAAATCTTTTGGGTCCAGAGCATTTTCTGCATCTTCAAGCTCCTGTAATAGTATATCTCTTTCTTCTGTAGTTCCTGTACCTACTAGTACATGATATTTTGCTTTTTCTACTTGCTTACCATCTACTAATCTTCCAGGTTTAATAACATAGTTTACAATTATGGTTCCTTTTGGAACACTATCACTTTCTTTTTGGATTCCAAATTCTACATTTTCATTTTCAGATATTTCTCTACCAATCTCATTATCAATAATGTATCCATCAGCCTCAACTTCTTTCTTTGCATTATTAAACCAAGCCATGTCCTCTTCATTGACTGATTCATCAGTATGGTGAGCATTGTTTAGAAATGTTATTAGAGCTTCAGCTTTCTCAGCACCTGTTTTTGCATTAGCAAACATTGACTTAGCCCTATTGATTCTTTTTTCTAATTTTGAAACTTTTTGTTTAACATCAGCTTGTGTTGTTTCAACCTTAGTAGTTTTGTCAGATCCTTTAGTTTTATATACAAAATAAAGTTTACCATCTTGATATTCAAGTCTACCTTTTCTTCTTCCACCAAAGTTTTTACCAAAGTTAAATTCAAAGATTTCGTTTCTATGGTTGTAATAATAATTAGCTGTCTTGTTATTCTGTAAGGTGCTAGTTTTACCTATCTTAAAGTTTTCAAGTACATCTGCAGAAACATTCTTTACCTCACCATTTTCAGTTTTTATTTCTAATGTTCCATCTTCATTTACCTTCTGTACTACAAATTGAGAAATAGGTACAGGAGCATCTAAAGGATCTTTAGCATAATCTACACCCTTACCAACAAAGTATGGAGTGTTTAGTTCAACCTCTTTATCTCCTTGTTTAGTTTTAACTGTAACAGTTTCAACAGGACCTGTTACAGGAGCATCTTCCTCTATTGGAGCTTCTGAGAAGTTACTAGGGTTTTCTTTTATATCTTGGTAAGCTTTTAAGAATGATTGTCTTCTTAGTGCAAGTTCTGATACATCTTCTAATGATTGACCAAGTGTTTCTTTTTGATCGTCAAGAATATCCATCTCTTGAATAGATGCAACAGCTTCGTTAAATGCTTCTGAGTTACCAGCCACAAGTTGTTCTATAACCTCAGAAGTATTAATACCTGCAGATGTAAGAGGACCCACCATGTCTAGTATCCTTTGATCATAATCTGCCACTTTAGTAGCAGCATATAACATCTTATTAATTACATCATTACTGTATATAGGTTTTCCATTTTCATCCACCTGTCCTGAATAACGTAAGTTAAGTGATTGCCATAGAGACTTTACATTATCTGCGGTTTGTTCAAAGCGACCAAGTCTTTCTAAGTATGCCTCTTTTGTATCACTTTCAAGAGCTTTACCTTCAGATTGCAGTTGTGCAAAACCTTCTTCTGTACTTGCTAGTTTTTTATATTCGTTTATGTCAGCTTTTACTAAATCATATCTACCATACTTAATTCTAGGTGTAAGATAATTAGCAATGTAATCAGCTTCTAAATCTTTACTATTTAAAATATCACCATTCTTAACAGCTTGTTCTCTTTCTTCTTGTAATACTGTTCCTCTATTTACAGCATCAATAGTTTCTTTTGTAAAGTCTGATAGGTTAGCGTTATTAAGATCTTTAAGTGCTTGAGCTGTATTTTTTCTTCTTGCTCTGTCTTGTCTAAACCTACCTCTTCCTAACATTATAGATCCAGAAATTCCACCAATAAGAGCATTCTTAGCACCTTCATTACTAAATGCACCATCTGTAATACCTACACCAATAGAATTTAACCAACTAGTAGCTTCACCATTACGTGCTTTATTATAATAGTCTTGTGTAGCCACTGTAGCGGAATATTGACTTACTTCTTCAAATGCTTCTGATACAGAAAATGTGTAAGGTCTTATTTTGTTTAATCTAGAAAGAGCTGGGTATTTTGCTTTTGGTTTTATATACTTACCACCTTCATAAACAATATCATCTATCTCTCTAACAATTCCATTAACTATTCCTTTCTCTGCTTTGTATGTACTTCCTAGTATTTTTGGAAATTGTACATAGTTAGTTGCTGTAAGAATTCCAACATTAGCAAAGAACGTAGCATTACCTGATGCTTCTACAGCAGTGTTAATAGACTCAAGTGCTGCACCTGTTGGTTCTACACCATATTCTGCTATATGTTCATCAATTAGTTCTTTTCTAAATTCATTACTACTATGTAAAGCCTCTATACCAGCTTCACCAGTTGTAGATAATCCAGCAACAACAGCTCTACCTGCAGGGTTAAGTGTGTTATAGTTAGAAAGAAACTTATCAGACAGTGCTCTCACCTTACCATATGTATCAGCAACTTTATTTGCACCTGCTAATCCTGCTTCTGTTGCAGCAAGTGTTTCTGCAGATTTACCAACAGAAAATAATCTAGAACTATATGGAAGAGCTTTTAATGCATTAGTATAAACACCTCCTGATAAAGCAGCACCAGCAGCAAATCCTAAGTTCTTTACAACACCATCCCATAAAAAGTTACCTGTAGCCCAATAGGTAGGAGAATAC